GGTGAAAGTTTCAGCAACGAAAGGCATATTTGATTCCTTTAAAAATAGAGAGATTAGCTAAGGCTAATTATTTCAAACCTAGTTTTTGTTTGATAAGGTCTTCGGTAACATCTTTAGACTTAGAAGCTTTAGCTTCAGGAACTACTTCTGTACCTTGGTCGCCAAGTTCTGTAAACATATCAGATGCTTCAAGAGCTTGTTTCTGTGCAGCAAAACCACTCAGAACAGTTTCAAATGCCGAGTCGTCAAGGCTGGACAAGGAGGTCGAAACAGCTTCAACTTTGTCAGCGGACATAACAGCGGCAAGAGCAGTCTTGCGACTGGTCATTTTTACGGCTACAGCAGCTTCTTTCATTTGAGCTACGTCAGCCAAGGCTTGAGCCAGAGCTGCATCTTTCTCAGTAATCGAAGTTTGCAGCAAAGTGAAAGCTTCTTTAACAGAGGAGAACTCTGCAAGTTGCTCGTTTGCAGCAGTGAGTTGCGATTGCAATTCAGCAAGTTGGGACATGTCTAGAGTTTCCTCGGTATTGGTTTTACTAAATTTAAAGATACGATTACTCATCGAACTTCCTTCTTTATTGGTTTGGGCTTCGCCCGATAGATAAGAATAAAACTCTTCCTGAGTCATAATCCGGTCAGCTAGGCCCAAGGCAATAGCATCATTCGCTAGGAAAGTGTTTGCTTGAGTATTCCGAACTGCTTCCACAGACAAGTTACGATGTTCTGCAACATACTCTGCGAAGTCTGTGTAGAGAGTGTCTACTTTGTATTGCAAGTCATCCAAGAACTCTTTACGGAAAGAACCGTCTTCCGAATATGGAATCTTCTGAGTGCCAGCACTAATAAAGGAACGTTGATAACCTTCCATCTCAAGAGCTTTGGAGTCATTCATCAAACGAATCAAGACACCGATAGAACCGATTTCGGAATTCTTATTAGAGATGATTTCATCAGAGATAGCAGTAAGACCATAGGCTGCCGAAGCACTGAGGCCATCAACATACGAGATGATACGAACACCATTTTCATCTGCCAATTTACGCAGGTAGTTACCAGTGTCCATCATGCCGTAGGCTTCACCGCCACCAGACTCAACCATAAAGGCTACGGTCTTAGTACCAGCTTCAAGCAACGCTTCAAAGTCTTCTTTAATACTTTCATACGATGTACCCCCACACAATGCTTCCCATCCAGTTGACTTGTTAGTCAAGGGGCCTGAGATGTGGATAACACCAAGATTTGATTCTGCATAATGCAAAGTGCTATACATTGAGAACTCATTACTAGCTTCTTTCTGTACAACATCAACAGTCCCTTCACAACGCTTATCTACATAGTTAAGAATAGATTCAAAACTTTTAGAGTCCACTAGGAGGGGAGTATCGAACAGCTTGCTACGAAAGCGAGCTAATTCATGGGCCATAAATGGACTCCTTTATGTATTTTCTGTGTTGGATGTGGAAGAGTCGCCTGAGCTACCGTTAGATGATCCCGTACCGTTACCCATACCCTCAACCATTCCCTGACCACTGCTTGAAGTCTCAGGAGTAAGCTGCTTAGAAAGCTCTTCAACGGACAAGCTTTCATCTACTTTGTAAGGGATGTTTGCTTGATCCATAATCCAGTTAACTACTTTTGGTGCTTTAGGGATTAGGCCCACTGCTGCGGTCCGTTGAATGAACTTAGAGATTTCATCAAGACTAACTTTACCAATCTCACCATAAGTCCACTCTGGCATAACTTCTGTTGACCAGCCATTTAACTGGAACAGTTGTTTGGCAAGGTCAAAGTTAAGTTGAGTTTTAATCTCATCTAGTTTAGATTGAATAGCCATCTCTACTACGCTGATTTTAGATTCGGCAAGAGAGAAGCTACCTGAACCATTACTACCAAGAGTCAAAAAGTCTGCAAACAAAGCAGTAAGAATCTCTGCTGTGTAACGCTGAATAATAAGGTTTGTATCATAAGACTTTTGTCCAGTTACAGACATAATCTCAAACTCAAACATCTTCTTGCCATCTTGGTCAAGAATAAGAGGAAGAATCAAACCAGACTCTTTAGCTTGATGCATGTTCTTGATTACAGTTTTGTAATGCTCAAACACCGCTTTATCTTCAACAGTTGCGGTTTCAGTCATATACTGAGGGGGCAAGTAAAGCACTTTAAACCCGTTCGAATCTTGAGCCACGGAGATAGCCTCCGACTCTTGATAAGCTGTCTTGTACTTCCAAGCTGTCCAACAACCAACCAAAGGAGATTGGCCTTCGGGGCTATCTTTTATGGGATTTGAGCGGAACAACATGAACTTTTTACGCGGGATGAACTTAATGTTATTATCGTTAAATTCGTCTACTTCTTGATAGGAATTTATAGCACGATTACTTGGGATATTAACGCACTGATTCAAACCAGCAAGGTCACGGCCTTTATTCTTGAATACCCAACTGTCAATTGAGTCTTGTGAACGCAAAGGAAGTTTACGAATACCAATTAGGCCGTCATTATACATCGAGCCTTTTTCTTTGTATCTTTGACGATAAACCTTCTCTACCGGTGCAAAACCATAACGGTTGAAGCTCACAGCTTGCTTAATAAAGGACTTAAAATCGTGTTCCATATCATTCATACATTGACGCATGAATATGGCTTTATCTTTCAACTCTTCTTCGTAGCCTTCTGGAATCTTTACTGTCCAGTCAACACGAGAAATCATCATCTCAACATACGCAAGAGCTGGGGCAATAGCACCATCTTTTTCCATACGTTTAAAGGTCTTAATTGCTTGTGGCCAACGTAGTTCGCTAGCGCATTCCTCAAGAATTTCGCCACCTAAAACCCGGAGATTATTAAATCCAGTTTCACCAAGAGCAAGAGTTGGAATATCATTTTCCCCAGCCTCTAGGGAGATTTCAGCATCATCAGCCATTTAAGCTCCTGCATTAAGGAAGGGGTTAGATTGAGTTAGGTTTGCGGATAGTAGACCGGATGAGAAGTTTGGAATGATTTGTCTTTGTGCTAAAGTTATGAAACTATCAGCTACGGCATCAACTTGGTCATCCTTCCGGGCACGGGAGCCGTCAAAAGCCTCACATTCAGAGAAGAAAGTATCATTCCACTCCCCGTGAACATATCGAACTAAGCCCGCTTCAGATGCTGATGCAAACGGCATAAATCTCAAGACTTTGGATTTATTTGTTGCCCTCATCCGGGCATAAAGACCTTCACTTAGGAATTCTTTAATCATCATTTGTCCAGCAGCTTTCCCAGCTTGGCCGGGCTCCTGCGGGATTATAATCTGAGTACCTTCAGGATCTTCTTTAGCAACTTCAATCATTCGTTGTATAACTTCGCCAAATCTGGCACGAAATCTAACAACGTCCATAATGATATATAAACCAGACTTTGTTTTTCCTAGAAGGACTCCGGCTGTCCAGTCTGGGTTAGGAAGTGCTTCTGATGGCAATGAGCCAGCAATATCCCAAGCCCTGCAATATTGAACTATATCAAGATCAAAAGGATTAACAGGTTCGCCCATCCAGTCTAATTTCCAAAAACCGCTGGAGTCCTCGCGGATGTCCCAATTCCCAAAAAGGTCGCGTTCTTTTTTTACACGTTTGAGACCTTGAAGGTTTGCAAGATATCCGGGGTTAGCTTTAATAAGTGGCGGATTGTCGTAGATCGTGGCTGAAATAAACTGTAGAGAAAGTGGAAGTACATCTTTACCGTAAGTCTCAAGAAGTTCTTCTCTGCTATCGCCCCAAATCATTTCATTGTTTTGACGGATAAACCAACGAACTTTACCATCTCGTTCTGGATTAGGACGACCGGCGTTCTCTTCCCCTTTAGGGATGATCCACCAATCAATCCAACGACGTAAAAATGAGTCAGGAGAGGGGTTACAAGTTAGAAATAAGTTAGGTTTCATCTTCGCTTTAGTACGAAGTCGAGACAATACAACTAGTGTGTGGTCCTCAGAAATCTGAGTGGCCTCATCTAGCATTGCCCCAGAAATTTGTAACCCACGATATTTCTCTGCATCGTCATCTGTATCAAGGTGAGACATAGAAATCTCAGCGCCCGATGCAAATGTGAACTTCATTTCTTTTACGTTAACTTTTACTTTAGGGTCAAATGCCCTATATAGTTGGCGAGCCTCATCAAAGAGGCCACCAGATTTAGTCAGGGTATTTGAATTCTTTCGGATGATGAAACCGCGATATTGAGGATCATGCACCCAGCGGAGATGGCGAAGCAAGCCACAATAAGACTTACCTCCTCCCATAGCCTTTCTGTTATAAAGCTCGCTAAGCCTTTCTTAAGTTTCCCTAAGTGTCGGACCAACTCTTAATTCTAAGAATTCTCTCTGTTTCGGAATCGCTTGATCCCTACTCTACTCACTTCCACATTACTGTGTGTTTTCGATGGCCTCTACGCACTGTCTTTAAACATTGGCACGGGATTGGCATAGACCTAAGTCCTTAGCTTTCCCCGTTTAAGAGAGTTTTAAATGGAGGCGCTAAGTTCACCACCATATACAATTATGTCACTATCAGCCGACAAAAACCAACTTTGTTTCAAACTTGCCGGTGAGAATGAATACTCAAAATCTGTCATCTTGAAATTTCTTTCCCATGATTTTCAGAATACCCGTACTCTACTTCCCATGCTTTTCGAGCATTAGCAGCGTCTTCCAACTCTTTAAAGATACCTAGATAATGCCTAACACGCTTTCCGTCAATTATTTCTTGACCCTCAGCTTGCCATTTACCTGTTTTCTTGTGGAAAGACACACCTACAACCCCGGAAGAGTTATTTGTATATTTAGCACGGTTTCTGTGGTTTAATTTATCAATACTAAGTTGTAAATTAGATATTGCATTATTTTGAGTGTTCAAATCAATATGGTCAATATCCTCAGAAGGCCACTCACCATTTACATATAGCCAAGCAAGTCTGTGAGCCTTATACAACTTTCCACCCAACCCAATTACAACGTAAGGGGATGGATTCCTTTTTGTTGCTGGACTCAAATAACCAGCTTCAAGTGTAGGACTTATATTACTGAAGAATCCGTTTTTACCTCTCCAATCTTTGAAGTGGTAATCTGGTCTATCCAACTTCCAAGTAAACTTTCCAGTTTCTGGATTGTAGTCTATAGCTTCTTTTAGGTAATCTTGCGTAATTTCATTCATGCTTTAGTTCCTTTACATTAAAGGTAACTGCGTGTCTCCCGACAAGGCATGATTATTTATTCAGGTTTGATAATTGCGTAGACAGCTTCAGTGACCCATTCAGGAATGAAGTCAAAATCTACATGTTCCTCAGTATCACCAACAAGCTTTACGCAAAAGCCCGGTGTATCAACTAGGTAACAATAAGTTTCTTCTTCACCATCAGGTTGGACCAAAGACACAATAAGCTGTCGTGAATTTGCAACCATTTCATCTACATCAACTTCTTTCATTTGAATCTCCTATCAGATTGGTTCTGAGCGTCATCGCGACGAGTCGGAGTTCTTTGTAGCTAATTAGGTGAGGGCGTCATCCCGACGAGCCTCGATACAACTCTTTATAAATCTTTACTCAACTTCTTCCGAAGCTCTCTCACCACCCTCACATGTGGCAAGATATTGCCTGATCATCTTCGATTTATCGCGACCCTTAATGCCCCGACGGGCAAGGATTGGTCGGATATCCTCAATAGGCATATCTTCAAGTTGTTCTTTCGTATAATTTTCTTGGATCACTTGATAACGAAAACCCGGACTGTCTTCCAGCATATCTTTGCTTTCAACATACATCCAGCAACTATGTGGATAGCTCAGTCGTGGCACTTTATCTTCTTGAAGGATGGCGCCTTTATTAGAAGCTTCTACTACGTTTTTCATGAAGTTGTAGCCAAGGCTATCATTGCCTGTAATATACAGCATATATCGATTCATTTAAATTCTCCTCTTGTTCTTAATCTTGAGGATGAACTATATCAAACTGTAAGCCGTTCTGTCAAGCTTATTACAAAATAAATATTAAATAATTATAACTGAAGACTTTTGAAAGAAAGTCTTCTATATATCTACTTAATTTCGTTCTTCCCAGTACAAACTATAAATAACAACAGGGGTGCTATTGGTAGCCTCTACTTTAATGTAGAACGTTGTAGCTGGAAGACCTCGCTCATCACCAGCGTTAGCCCCTACAGTAGACTGTTGGGCTGTTGCAGTGGCTGCTACGAGACGAATAGCTTCTACTTCAGTACCACCTGTAAACGTCCCACCAGTTTGAAACGTAACATTCGTCACATAAGGAGGTTGAGGAATAGACGTCATTCTATTCTTACCAATCACAGGAATACTTGTCCAGACACCAGAAGGTGTGGCTCCTGTCCAGACTGAAAGTCTTACACTACCACCACTAATACTAAGTGATTGGTCAAATAGTACAAAGTCTGTAAGAGATGTAAACCGAAAGTATCTTACTTCTGCTGCTGCAAGAGAGAAGTCATAGTAGCTTCTGAATTGCTTACCAAGGAAGAAGGATGTTTGTCCAAGGTCTACCCTAAGTCGTCTAAACCCTTCTTTAGTTTCAGTCCATACATCTGAAGGAAGGTCTACAGATGTGAATGGTTCAATAGAACTATCCAGAAGTAGGTCAGCATCAATCACGCCAAGGAAGGGTGCCCTAATCCAAGTCTGCAAAGAATTCTTTGTGAAGGAGTAGGTTTCTTTTGGAAAGATTTCAGCTCCTGTAAAGGAGTCTGCTGGGATAGTGGCTGAACGTGTGACGTATAATGCACCGTTACTTAGGTTTGTAAGCTTGATGCTGTTGAGTGTAAAGTCTAGAGATGTGAGGGTGGATAAATTAACCCAACCAGTTGTTTGTAGCCTATGTACACTCATAGCATTCCTTTATTATTTTGATTTGGAATGAATACTTATAAACTTACTTAGTAGAGGTTACCCTACAATCCTAAAGCAGCCGTATAAGCTGGGATAGCGTATCCAGCCAATGTTAGATAACCATTAGCCGTAGGGTGTGTATTATCCAATGTCTCAAAGCCTGTCCATGTGATGGTATCAATCCAAACAAGCTTAGGATTAGCTTTAGCATCCATCACAGCTTTCAATGTGACGTTTGCAGCATTAACCAACTCTGGAGCACCAGTGTTAGGCAGAATCCCACGACACAATACTTTGCCATATCCTTTAGCCAGCAACTTATCAATACACAATCCATAATCAGTTTGTTCTGTGCTATCAATACCACCAGAGCCGCTATTACCACCCAGTGCTAAGATTGCTACATCATTAGCTGTCACAGTCTTCATAGCCAAGGCAGCATCAATCATTGCCTTGCCACCACCTGTAGTTTGACCACTAACACCATTCGTGCTACCAACAAACCCAAGGGCTGCTGCTACGTGCATTGTCTCAGTGTTTACTGAAGTAGCTCCGGGACCAGAACCGTAAGTGATGCTGTCACCAAATTGGTCAAGCTTTCTTCGGACACCAATGTCAAGCAGTGTGCTATTGCCGCTTACAGCAAAATGTCCACCAAGCTCTCTGAATGCACCACCATCCCACACATTGTATGTTGCTACAGAGCCATCACAAGGAATAACAATAGCCCGAGGAACACCATCAGCTTCAGGAGGGGCTGTGTAATAAGTGGGTGTACCACCATTCTTACTCACACCAACCCTAGAGGATGTAGCTACAATCTTAGTGAATGCCCCACGTATCTTCACAGAGCCTACGTTAGATCCACTGGTTACATTACTTGGTGCTTGGAGAGGCGGGGAATATCCGGCAACGTTTGGTATGATCCCAGCAGAATACAAGCCTGTAGCTGAATCACTGCCTGCCTGAATCCAATTAGATGCTGTAACAAGGGATGGAGGTTGACCTGTAACACTCAAGACATTTCCAGAGGATGCCACATAGGGAGCATCACCCATCTGCACAACCCACCTTACTTGAACAAAGTAGGTAGCGTGAGGAAGGCCTGTGAAGAGAGTGTATACAGATGCAGAGTTAGGGGCGCTAGTGAAGTCACCACCGTCTACGCTCACTTGCATAGACCCGGCATTATCACCATAATCTGAAGGAGATGTAAGCAACGCTTGCGTGCCTGTAATCCATCCACACCACAATGTCAAAGCACCGTAGGCATATACTCTTGCAGCATTCTTAGTTGTATTAAGAGAGCCTGCAAAGCCCGGAACGAACTGAGAGGATGTGAAGGGTGCAGTTGTGGGATCAGGAATTACAACGGAATGCTTTAGTTTAAAACTGTGAAGAGGTCTTGAAATAGAGCTGACAACTGGAGAGGTGATATCATGAGTCATCATAAAATCAAGTCTCTAGAAATACACCAAAAGGTTTGCCAACATAAGCATAACGCTTCACACGATAAGTGCCGGGACCGGACAAGACAGTAGAGGGGTTGCCATAACTCAGTGCGACAAATACAGCATTGTCAGCACCGGGAGTGTCTTGGAGGATTTTGAACTTAGGTGCGTTTTGTTCTTGGTAGGATAGAGGCTTATCAGCGTCTAGAAAGAACACACCAACCACCACTGAAGCACCTGCTGCAATAACGATATCTGTTGAAGTCGCTTCTGTAATACCAGCAGCTAAAATTGTACTTTGTGCCATATTAATACCTTGAGATTAGCTGCTGTTTATTGAATTAACGTATTAGCGTCTACCCTGCCTGACCTAATATCTCTACCTTCGCAAGATTCGAAAGTCTTCTCCACCTAACCGTCTTTCCGGTTTGTCATTTATTTCAACTGTCCGCCAGAACAGTTTGGGCTAGGACTAGGCGTCCTGATACCAGACCGAAGCCTGATTCTTTTTAGTCGTCTTCTTGTTCGTCAGGATCAACGTAAACTAGCGATAGACGCGGTTTCAATTCTTTACTGATTTCAGCAGGAGTTTGTTCTTCTGGCTCATCATCACGCTTACCTTTCAGGCGAGCATTGAACGAACCCAACTCTTCAGCAGTACAAGCCTTACTTACCGAAACAATACTGTTCACCAACCACTGAGCTGTAGACTTTTGGTCTGCTGTACGATCACCCTTGTTAGCAAGAATATCATCAATGATTTCAAATGCCAACTCTTTCCGTTCCATCAACTGTTCAAGGAGATTAGTAATCTTGGATTTATTAATCCTAACCTTACTGTTTCCCCGGACATTCCGGTTTGACTTCTCACCATCAAAACGATGAGCTTTCTGTGCATCAGTTTGGGGCTTCTTATTAGCCATTCTATAATTTACCTATAATCGTCTATAATTGATTACTTTCTAAATAATCCTGACAAGATCACTTGCATTATAACTAAGGAGTTACAAGATTATTTAGAAAGCTCACTGAATGCATGAGGAGTGCATACACCAATGAGCGAAGACCATCTCGCAGGAGAGAGGGACGAGCGGTCTTAAGTTGCTGAAGGAAGAGGAGAGAAAAACTTCAGCAGGAGAAGATAAGACTCATGTAGAATTTAGTTCTTATTGTCTTATCGGGTGAAACTTAGAATTAATGATGTCTTTCCATCAGTCAAGCTATCATCACTAGATGACTAGGTGGGAATCGCACCCACATGTACCAACTCTCAGCTACCGAGCAGAATTGAACTGCATGCTTGGCTGGCGATCCTGAATTCGAATCAGGGACAACTTGATTAACAGTCAAGCGCTCTACCAACTGAGCTAATCGCCAATAATCTGTATAGGTACTAACAAAAGTAGTAGCTATACAACATTGTAACATTATTACATTCTATTTGCAACCACTTTCTATTCAGAATATGCCTCTGGAACATAGAAAGGGTCACACTGATCTTCAAATGTATAAGTGCGTGGTTCGAATTGATCAATATTATAAACTACGTTTAAGCAGTTAGCACAAAAATCTTCTTCAAGACCGTTCTCTTGTTTCATTTTAAAGTTCCTCCACGAAAGAGGCACATTGCAGCAACGACACCTCATCGGTGGATTCCTTTATTTGGTTAATGAAGTAAGAGTATCAAATAAATATCTAAAAAGCAAGTGTTTGTGAAAATATAATTAATCTTCTATTTGTAAAACACCGGAATGCACATATTTGATAATTCCATTATTCTCCTCCCAGTATCGAATATAGTCTAGAATGCCTGTCTTACGTTCCGTGTCTTTCAATGGAATCCCGCACATGCAAGAACCTTTTACAAAATATATGTAATGACTTAAGAAATCACTATAGTCAGGGACAAAGCCTTCATAGAATAATTGTTCCGCTTCCTTAAAGCCGTACCACCAAGTGTTTACAGTTTTATGCTGCTTGCTCATACGCTCAATTTCTCCTCAATCGAAATACCATCTTCTTTCCAATTCAAACTGATTGGAACTAGATAATCTACACCGAACATTTTACGAAAGCAATCACCCATAGTCTTTGATAGCAAGTCAGCATTCTTAGTCTGAACCAAAAATGAGTCGTGTACTGGCAAGCATGGGATATTCTTTTCAATCATTACTTCTAGAATATCATTAGCCAAATGACTATCAGCGTTCTGTAAAATACGTCCCATGCTATCTGGGCAACAGAAGAAATCACCAAACTGTGGGTATTTATCATAGATAAGCAACATCACGGCTTTTGCACCGCCAAGGGAATACTTCTTTTTGTCTTCATCCTTAAGCAGATTAATCTCTTTACGAATAGCACCCTCTGCATCGTCATCGTTATAGCAGTTGAACATGATATTTACTGCAAGCTTTACAATACGACGATCTACTGTGTTTGTTTCATCTTCAAGAATACCTGAGTAAACATCTAGTGGTAGGTATTCAACATCAATGTCTTTCAAAGCTGCTGCTACACGAAAATGAAGATTACAGAAATCAATCTCACAAACTTCTTGACCTTCAATCTTAATATCAAGCCGTGCATCAGTGTCACGATTCTTAATTGCCAATACATCGGCCTTATAGAACCTACCACCATAAGCAAACGACTCGTTGAAGATGCGACAGTAGAAGTTTGTTAGGGTCTTACCATTTCCATCCTCAATACGGAATGATTCATTCATGTGGTTGAGCTTACGAACAACCTCTTCCATCTTCTTAATGTCTTGCGTATTACGATAAGGGATTGAATTCTTGTCTTCATCTCGCAATTCAATAACCTTCACTGTGTCTTCATATGCTTTCATAGTTTCCTCAATCAATTCTTCCGTGTGCCAGACTTCAATGAACTTCTGGGTTGGAGTGATGTAGCTGACTTCTCTCTTCTCTTTAATCTTATGTGGCTTACCCTTAACATTAACCACATATCCATCGTGTACTAGATACTCAATACAACGAATAACCTTACGAGATGTAATATCTTTCTTACTACTTGTCTTTGTTCCTCCTGTATCTCTACTGTACACAAGCTTGCATTGTTTCTTCAGGCAAGCAATGAGGTTAGTGACAACCACACCTAGTGTAGTGATATCCTTATACCCATACACCCTAATAGCATTACTTACCTCTCTACTAACCTTAATATCATATGTTAGTAGCTTAGTATTCAAGACTACCTCTCCCATCCTCCTCCATACCTCCCTACTATCATATAACGCAATTTTAGAGACAAAATGCTCTGTAGGCCACAGCCACAAAGGCTTGTAGCAAAAATCCCATAAATAAGTTTGCCTAAATTCGTCTGTACGCAGTCATTCCAAGCAACCATAGTGACAGATAAAATATTTACTGTCAACCCCTTGCAATCAAAAATATTAGGGTGTACACTTGAATCTCAAGCATAGGAGAAGCACAAATGCCCATCATCCACCTGCACACCTACCGTCTCCTGAAACAAATCCTTGAACATGCAGATAAGGTTGTGATAGTGTCGGTGAACAGAGAGTATGGGGAGCAAATGACATACACGTATGTGAAACGTAAACAAACTGAGAAGGGAGAGAAGAGATGACCAAGAAGATTATAGAAGATGAATCTACAGACATTGAGTTTGACTACCTAAAACCTACGTTGGATGAGGTAATCGCAAAGCTGCTAGAGATTCGTAAGACTGTACCGGGTGATGCCAAGGCTCGTGCATGGGTAGATGGTTACGATGGAGATGAAATTCATGTGTGTTTTGAATACAAACGCGAAGAAACTGATGAAGAGTATTTGAATCGAATCACAAAAGAAGGTTGGGAAAGGAAACGTAAAGACGATGATGAGAAAGAAATCTATCGCCGCCTAAAGGCTAAGTTTGGAGATGAACAATGACTCGTGAAGAATATTTGATGGAGCACCATCACATCACAGAAAGTATGATAGGGCTTATTTCTATCCAGTACAGTATGGAGGATGTGCAGAAGGTCTTAGCTGAATGGAAACCTAAGCTAAAAGAGATTCAGAAGAAACGTTATCTAGAGCTTTGTAAGGATCTTCCTGAAGAGGAAATTCAAAAGATGTTGGAGATTACGGGGCTGGACAAATGACCACTTGGAATGAAGGGGTCGTGGAGGGCTTGATGATCGCTAGAGCGTTTACTCGTGGGCAACTAGAACTGGCTCTAGCAAAAGATAAGCGTGGTAGAAGTGAAAGTCTTGGCCATATTCTTAGAGAGATTGAAAAGGTGATCACGCTTGAGCGGAAAAGTATTGCTAAACAAAGAGAGAACGCTAAATGACCCGCACATTCCGTGACAAAGACATAGACGAAATCTTCGTCATCTATTCACCAAAGAACACTCTCCTCCACATAAGCTATCTAGGCCCAACAGAGGAGACGTTTTATACGAGGGTTGATATAGTAAGGTTGTTAGATATTATTGATGGGAAAGAAGAGGGGAGGGTAGTAATTGGACGTTAATGCGATATTTGAACAGTACACACGAGAGCAGTTGATCCAGTTGGTAATGAAGGACAACTCTGAAATTTGCAGGTTGGAGACGCTACTTACAACAGCCGGTGAAGAGCTTGTTCGGCTAGGTTCCAGTGCAGATGCGCTATTGGCCGAGATAGAAAGTCGAGAAAAGAAATGGTTGCCTAGTTATAGTATTGGTGGTTACAATCAAATGAGAATGTATATTCACGAGCTTGAGCAGATAGTCGGACCTGATGCTAGAAAGCTTCGCGATAACCGACAGAAGTATCTAACAGATTGGTTTAAGGAGACAGAGCCTAAATGACCTATATCATCCTCTGGCTAATTGCCGCTACATGCAGCTTTTATCTACTCAAAACCTACATCACCTCCAACCTGCGACAGATGGGTATCCCAGACGCTAGCATCGCTCAAGCTATGAGAAATGCCGCTAAGAAAGACGCTTCGATTGAAGAAATCTACAATGCTACGGACAATACAATCAACGCAGCATTTTGGACAGTGATATTAGTAGTTCATCTAGCTATTTGGCCTATTTGTTTGGTACAGTTGTTGGTGTGGCAGACAATAGATAAACAAGACTTTTCGGATTTTAGGGGTTTATGAAAATGAGTTATCGTCACGAAGTAAATTGGAACCCTAAATTTATCAAATGGATTGAGTCGAGTGTTTATTCTAAGGAATTCAACAAAGACAAACTGAAGCCAACATATACACAAGACTTCGCTCAGTGGTCTATTGCTGAAGAAGCTTTCTGTGCAGGGATAAGATTGACTCTTGAGGATGAAAAAGAATGAAACGACTAATCATGTACCGCTACGATTCTTGGACAGAAGGTTGTGGGTGTTGTTCAAATAGTGAATCTGTTTATGATGTATATGAAGATGGTGTTATGGTATCAGAAGCAAATTGGTGTGAGCTTGCACAGGATGAAGCTGACTTACGGGGTATTCTGAAACACTTAGAACCTTTTGATGTTGATCCTGACAGTCGGTGGTTTTGATGACTGAACAATGTGCTTGGTGTGGTGGTCAAGCAAAGGCTGAGTGCAAGAATATTAAGAGCTGTCACAAGGATAAACCCGGCCAAAGGTGGGGTTGTATGGATGACATTGACCTCCTAACAACCTGTGGAATATTCGACACAAACGATTGCATCAGTCACGAAGACATGCGACATTTATTTAAAGTGAAGGAGAAACAAATTGACAACTAAGATCCAGTATGAAATGGTGATCACAGATGCAGACAGCACACTGACAAGTCTGCATACCCTTGAAGCATCAATTGACCTGACAGATTTGATACTGGATGGTCAAGTTACAATAGCTGAGAATGCTTTGCTGGCTATTATCAGTTCAGCTCAAGATAAACTTGATCTTATTGAACAGGAGGAAGTGATGCAAGGATTTCTTTCTGAATTGAAAGTTGTGTTTGATAAATATACTGCTAAGATTGAGTTGGGGAGTACTGAGACAGGGTACGGGCTGAGTTACGGGGAAGGTGAGACAGCGGTTGGTATTAAGCTGACGGCGACTTTTGAAGGGATAACAGCGACTAAAGAGATTAATAAATCTGTTATTGTTAGTGGAGACTTGGTGTAACATGAAAGAGCAAGAGAAGCAGAAGCTACGTCAATTGGACAATGAAGGCACTAACGGCACTATCCAAGCTTGTCTAATGGACCCTAATATCAACCAAGCCCATTATGCAGATGTTTTGTATTATCTTATTCACAAAACACTTGACGAACGTGCATACTATGAGAAAATGTATCAGAAATTCTTTAATGTGATTACATCGGCTGGATTGATGACTAATGAATTGCTTGAATTGGAGGAGAAGTTGTGAGGATAATTATTGAAGATTGGAACAGTCCTTGCCCTGTTGGGTTGAATGAATATAAACAGTTCACGTTGAAAATTGGTGAGGAAGACTTTCATTTCCAGATACAAGACTACTATTGGGACTCAAAAATTGTAAGTAATATGTACAACATGAAGGACACATACTATAAAATCGTTGCTGAGAGAATTCCTGAGCTTACAGTGAAAACTGAGCAAGAGGAAGCAGCAGAAGAATCTGTAGTTAAAGCTAAGGAAGCCTTGAAGGCTGCTGAGAATGCTTTGAAGGTTGTAAAACAGTCTAAATAAAGCTTGCGTAATAGATTGAAGTGTGGGAAGCTAGAGATGTTGGGAAAGTGGTGAAGCAAAGAAAAGGTGTGGAAATTTAATTACTGAGAAGGAAATACTAATATGGCGGGTAAAAGTCGGGCATATCTAACTGTAGTCGATGACCAAGAGGTTTTGGTCCCGAGGAAGAAAACACGGTCCACCAGAAATGGTGGTGTTAAGCCTGAGATTAAGGAAAAGTTTCTGGAGGAACGTAATAACCCGCCACCAGTTGTGGCTAAGACTGCAAAACAGAAAGAATACTTCCGTCTTTTGGAAGATCCTGAAGTAAAAGCAATCGTATGCTTGGGTTTGCATGGTACGGGTAAGACTTTTTGTGCTGCTGTTGTGGCTGCTGATAAGTTCCGTAAGAACGAAATCAAACAAATTATCGTAGCTCGTGCATATGTTCAAACTGGTAAAACATCAGGTTTTAAGCCCGGCAGTTCCTTGCAGAAGTTGTATCCCTACGTTCGTAACGTTCTGGATACTATTAAGTCTCGTATTGGCGGCGGGGCATACGAAATTGCACTGAAAGACGGGGAGTCAGGTGAAATTCAGGTGCAGGAAGTTGAGAGTATTCGTGGCCGATCCTTCGATCTGCCCTCATTTCTGATCATCGACGAAAGCCAGCAAACAACCAAGGAAGAAATGCAAAGTATTGTTACGCGGGTATCGGATAACTGCAAATTGGTGTTATGCGGGGATATTTTGCAGAAGGATATTCAAGGCGAATCTGGTCTTGAGTGGTTTATGTCTTTCTCAAAACGTCATAATTTGAAAGGTGTTGCAGTGATTGACTTTAATTCTCCAGATGAAATTGTTCGTGGTGGGTTGGTTAAGGATATTGCAATTGGGATGATGAAAGACCGGGCAAATGATTTGTAAGGAGAAGTATGAAAGCTATTAATTTAACGGGGATGAAATATAATAGACTTCTTGTAGAAAGTTTCGCGGGTTCTCGTAAGACCGAAGGTGCTGGTCAGTCTATACGAACTTGGAATTGTTTGTGTGACTGCGGTAATAGGATTGTTGTAGATGGGCATGCCTTGAAGTGTGACAATACGATGAGTTGTGGATGTTATAAACTTGAAGTCACAACAACACATGGTATGTGGAAGGATCGATTTTATCAAATATGGGGAGATATGAAAGTTCGCTGTGATTGTGAAACTAATCAGTCTTACTACAGATATGGAGGTCGTGGTATTAGCTATCAAGAATCTTGGGTATCGTTTGAAGCTTTTAAAGAAGACATGTATTCCAGCTATGAAGATCACCTAACTCTAGAGAGGATTGACGTAAACGGTAATTACTCCAAAGAAAATTGCTGCTGGGCCACTAAAGCCGAACAAGCAAGGAATAGAGGTATGGATACACGTAATAAAACAGGAGTAACTGGTATTAGAACTTGGATTGATAAAGATACTCAGGTTCTATATTATGTAGCAGAGGCTCAAGGGTTAGATGGTAAAAGGGTGACTAAACACTTTTCAACTGTAAAGTATGGCGAAGAAGGGGCATTTAATTTGGCCGTCGCTAAACGAAAAGAGTTTATGAATGTACTAAGTGAAAATGGAATTGAGTACGGCATTAATCACGGTATCCAAAAAGAGGAATTTGTATGAAACACGAAGAACTAATGCTGTTGCCACAAAAGTCGCGTATCTCCTCCAGTCATAATGGAGGTATGACCCACGTTATTCGGATTCACGAAGATATTTCTGAGCCAAGTAACTGGAGCGATGAACTTGATCTGATTAATGGTGCTTCTGAACAAGATACAATTGTGCTTGATGTGTGCTCGCCGGGAGGTTATCTTGATACAGCAATGCTCTTTCATCGTTCATTGAATAATTGTGCAGCTCACACTGTTGCAATTATTGGCCCTGAGTGTGCAAGTGCTGCGTCGATCATTAGTCTTTCGGCTCGGGAGTGGATTCTAGATGACACTTCTAGTCTAATGATTCACACATCTAGCTATTCGCTTGGAGGAAAGGACACAGATATTCTGGAACATGCAAACTTCTCTCGTGGACAGTTGAAGCGTTTGTATGAAAAAGTTTATTCGGGTTTTCTAAGTTCCGATGACCTTAGCGATGTCATTAAAGGGACTCCGTTCTACTTTAGTGCAGAACAAATTGCTGATCGTCTGGATGCACTTACAGAATATCGCGCAAGTCTTCCTTGCCAGTGTGGTGATCCGTTGTGTGGGGTAGGCACAACAGAAACTTCTGAAGAAAACGAAGAAGACTTTGACGAAATGCCTACATTGGAAGACATGATTTCTTCTGCGGTAGCTTCCGGTATTGAGCAGTACGAAAAGAAACGATTGGCTACTGAAAAGAAAGCAAGTCGTGCAAAACCAGTAAAAATTACCGAGAAATCCGAATAATTCGCTAGACAAACCAGTGGAGTGCATGTATTATGGCTCCACTAACCCAAACACAAAGGAGAGAGTATTATGAAAACCACAGGTGAAATGTATTTTGATGAAAATGTAAGCCTTGAGCACCGTCAAGGATTTCGTTCAGGTCTTGAGAAAGCCTACGAAATTATTGAAGAATATAAGACAGCACTAAAGCAAGATGGTAGGGTCAATGAACTAAATTGGGTGAATGTTTGTAGTGAACACCTAGATGACGAACTTTCCATGTATCAAGTTGGAGATGAAGAATGATCAGCACACAGGAAATCGAGGAACTAATTGCAGAACAACAAGCTGACCTTGCTGCACAGGAAAAGTCAGAGAATTCTGAGGAGGAAGAATGAAAGAGTTAGATTATGATGAACGGTATGAGGATTACTTAGCCATCGTTGAACACTGCTTTGATGTGGACCCTCAATGGAACTGGGAAGTTGATTTAGAATCTAATTGTATTGATTAAAGGAGAATACTTTGTCTGGATCAAATGCCAATAAGAGAAGTCAACACTTAGCAATCAGGTGTGCCCTACTCAGAGAAGAAGGTTTGACATTATCTGAGATTGCTAAGTTAGTTGGGATTGAGAAAGACAAAGTAAACACAAGAACTGAACTGGGTAAACGACTTTTAAGTTTAGGAGAAATGTAATGACTGTAGATATTCAAGAAGTGCTAGACTGCCCAATGCAAGAGAATGATTCAGAGGCAACTACAATTAAAGGCTATCTGAAAGCACTTCTCTTCACACTGTGGGACGAAGGTGAGGGATTCTCTGGTAAACGCCCGTTTGGTAATTCTAATTGGGAGGATGATGTAGCATTTGCACTTGTGAAAGGCAAGTTCATTAAAGGTCGAATCACATCTGAAATGGAAGACGGGGAGGTTGTCAACGAGTATTTGGAGGATGCTGATTACCCATTGATGAACAAATTGATTCAACGTGCTATTGAGGCTTTGTAATTATTATGCCACTATATATATGCTAGTTAAAGTTGACTTCGGACACCGTGAATATATTAGTCTATTCGACACGCAAGACAAGGTTAAAGCTTACCAGTCAAGCCTAGAGATGGAGATGTTTGACTCCAACAATCTTTGCGGTATTACTTTTTACACTGAGGAGTTTCAAGTACGATGAGTTATACAGAAGTTGAATTGGAAGGTTTGGAAAGTTCACTTGAACATTGGATTCTGAGTGATGAGCAAGATATGCGTGAAACTTTTGGTGACGACCTTGTGTTTGCTGTGAAGGAGGCTCTAGTAGATGATTAGGGAGAAGCATTACGGAATAGGGATTAATGATGCTGATTGGCCATTATATACTTATGAAATAGTGGGGAATAAAAAGAAAAGAATTGGGATTTGCCCGTTTTATATGCGATGGGTTACAGTTTTAAGTAGATGCTACTCACCAAAGGAGTTAAAAAGGAATCCATCATATCTTGGCTGTGGTGTTTGCGACGAGTGGAGATACCTTTCAAATTTCAGGTCTTGGATGGAAACTCAGGATTGGGAAGGTAATCAATTAGATAAAGACTTGCTTGTCAGGGGTAATAAAACTTATAGCCCTGAAACTTGTGTATTTGTATCACAAGACGTTAATAAATTTTTAACTGATCGTGCTAATGACAGAGGGGCTTTTCCGATTGGTGTTTATTTTGAAAAAGATTCTGGTAAATATAAAGCTCAAGGAAGCGGTGGTGTAGGGAAGCGTATAAATTTAGGCCGTTTTGGTACTCCAGAAGAAGCTCATAAAGCATGGCTAACCTTTAAATTAGAACAAGCTTACGTGTTAGCCGAACGACAATCTGATGAGAGGGTCGCCAAGGCTTTGATTGATCGCTACGAAAATTATGTGATGGCTTTCTCAATTACTGAGGATACTGCAAATGACTGAATATGATCGCTGGCTAGATGATGGCATGGAAGACTGGTATTGTGACGGTGAAGAAGTACTAGAGGGTGTATATGATGAACCCGATGTAGAACCAAACACTGATTACGATAACTATGACGGCTGGGATGACATGCAATGACTAAAGAAAAAGAAATTGTATCGGTTGTAGTTTCTTATGAAGACTTCACTAGCTATGATCACATACCGATTGGGAATTTCTACTTCAAAACTGCTATGGGAGATATCATTTATTTGAAGACTTCTCAACGTGAGTTGGCCCAAGAATGGATTGATGACTACGCTGGTGTTAAAGGTAAATATGTAGCAATTCCTTCCAAGGTGTTTAAGACTAAATCTAGACAGGAGAATGGACTCAGTACTGCCACAGGAACTAGTACTAGACGCGGGCAATCTAAATGAAGCTTAAACATCAGCTCATGTATATGAGGATTGCAGAGGCCGCTGCTGAAACATCGTCTGCTGTCAGACTCAAGGTTGGTTGCTGTTTGGTTAAGAATAATGCAGTGATTGCAGTATCATATAATGGACTGCCAAGTTTTCTAGATGGACCTATTGAGGATAAAGTATATCTTGCGGGAGGCGGAGCTTGGCTAGATCCTGATGAGATACTTGAAACTTATCCTTACAAAGATGATGTGGATAGATATAAATTAGTTACCAAAAAAGAATGTAGGCATGCGGAGAAGAATAGTCTTCTAGCTTTGTCTAAGAGTAACGAGAGTGCAACCGGGGCTTCGCTCTTCTGTACTCACGCATGTTGCGAACTTTGTTCGATTGATATCATTGACAGTGGAATCGTAAAGGTCTATTATCGTAACGAGTACCGAAGCACAGAAGGGTTGGAGTATCTTCGGGCAAACAATATTGAAGTAATTAAAATTTAAGGAGAAGAAAATGCATAGCAATGAATCGAGCTGGAATCCCGACGAAATCGTAGACACTAAATCTTTACAACTATTCACCCTTCGTGAATTTATGAAGTGTCTTAATTATGAATTTGTTGAAGGAAATCTATGGTCCAACCCATTCTTTCACTCATCTCACCATTCTAATAAAGGTCGTAATATTATTGGTTTTGTTGGAGCCCTGAAACTTTATAACGGGAATAGTGTTAAGTGTGTATTCGGTAAGCCACCAGAAAAGCTCAGCTTGTGGTCATTCAATGATTATCAAATTGCTAAAGCTAAGGCTTCACGTATCCTTGTCCGGTTGAAGCTGCAACTGTGTAAGTCTACCAAAACTATTTTGGTTCAGGACCACCGAGTGGAATTTACTTTAAAAAGTTATTCTAGACTCTTTCTTTCGAATAAATATTTGGGGTGATGTATGGAGCATCGTACTATCGCCTTGCTTTTTAGTAACTCACATTGGATGTGGTCTGAAGACTACCACTTTGGTAATCACAAAGACCTTGGGAAGTTCGTTGAAGTGTTCTTCACAAAAGGCTTCTCTGATCGTGAGGTTGATGAAGTCGTGAGGGATTACTATTCGGCAAACTGTGAGCATCTTTTTGACTAATTCTAAGGCTCGGGACTTGACTGTCTCGGGCTTTTATTTTATCATTGGTTTACTAATTTAAAGGAGCACAACAATTGGCTAACGTTTGGTTTACATCAGACCTACACCTAGGTCACAAGAATATTGCAAACTTCCGCACTCAGTTTGAATCTGAACTTCACCATAGGGAAGTAATTAAAGAGAATTACCACAAGGTCGTCACTAAACGTGATAAAGTGTACTTTCTTGGTGATGTGGCGTTTACACAGGAAACTCTAAAAGATGTTGGTACTTGGGTTGCTGAGAAGAAAGTACTGATTGTAGGTAATCATTGTATTGACAACATCAAGATGTCAGAAGTATGCAAACACTTTGATGAAGTGTACAGCCTTAAAAAGTACAAAGAAACGGTTGAATATTGAAGAGAAGGTTTACAAATGAATAAAGCAAAACTAAAGAAAGACCTAGAACTAATCCACCGCCACCTAACACGGGCAGAAGTTGTGATGGAAAAGATAGCCACAAAGCTTGGCATTGACAGACACGAATACTTAGAGAAAACTCTATACGAAGTGGAAGAGTTGCTGAAAATGTTTGAAGACAACGGACCACCAAAGACCCACTAGGCCTTGTTTAGTTACTTAGTGGACATCATAAAGACTTTTAGAGAACATTTGCAATGGTAGGATTAGTTAAACAACGTCTAGCTTGGGAAGCAGAATTTGCATTAGGTGCTGAGACAGACTTCGTAGCTTTCAAAGAATATAAGGAAAAGAGATTGTCTGAAGATTTCAGACTGTCAAGTTATATGGAAAAGCATTTTGAATATGTGATTAACTTAGAACGACGGCTTAAATTGAAGGAGAAAGAAGATGAGTAATCCAAACTTTACACCGATTACAGACGCTCAACGAGAGCAGGCTAAACAACAACGTCTAGCTGACCAAGAGTTTGCCCGTAATAACTTAAAAGTAACATACATGGACCAACCACACTGGGTGACATTGGCTTCAAAATATAATTGCAAACTGCCGATGTGGTGGAAGCCCTCTAGTGATGTGAAATACCTTAGGCGAGTGGCCAAGAAAGCTAATTTTGATTTGAATGTGTTCGTAGAAAGTACAGGCTGTTCTAATATCAAAGAATATGCTGACTTAAACTCAAATTGGAGCGTTCTTGGACTGGTTGGTACTCTACTTGAGTTTATTGATGAGCAAAAGAGCTTAGAATCAAGCGCATGTACTACAAGTTAAGGGAGTTTTAGGGGTATAAAACTATGATCTCTGTTTCAAAGCTGTGGGATCAGGGTTGTAAAGACACGAAGTTTCTGATATGATATATTTCCAATGAAAGGAGTAATAAAATGTTTATAATTCTATATCTCGCAATAACTTTAGTAATGCTGTATAGCGAAGCACTCGATTGCTACAGAACTAAAGTGAAATTCAATATCCTCGGTAGTTTGTTGTTCTCCTTTGCTTGGATTATATCCCTACCTTGGTCTATTTATAGTATTTGGGCTGTTCAACAGAAAGATACAAACTGAGTAACTTGGTGGGGTGTAAATAATGACCAAACAATATTCCCATGACAGAGAAGTGATCAAAGACTTCATCCGCTTCCTGTCAGATGAGCATAAGTGTGCAGTGGTGTGTTTTCCTGATGAATTTGCAGCCAACAGTTATGTGAACTATAAGTTTATTAACGTTTCAGATATCTTGGAAGAGTTTTTGGAGGGGAGAAAGTAGTGAGCATTCAAATGAATAACCAAACAATCGTGTTAGGGAATCAGTCCATGTACGTTTCAATTAAGCCGGGGAAGCTTGGGGCTGTCCCACTTTTGATAATGAATGGTATAGGAGCGAATACTGGTCTGCTGACTCCGTTTGTTGAAGCTATGCACGAATCAAATCCTGAACTTGAGATTATTACTTTTGATGTGCCGGGGTGTGGTGGATCTTCTGTTCCCTCTTTTCCATACCGATTCAGTGGTTTGGCTAAAACAGTAAGTCAGGTACTTGACTATTTGAACTATGGGCAAGTTGATGTACTTGGCCTATCATGGGGTGGATTTTTGGCGTCGCAGTTCGCATACGATTACCCACAACGTTGTAAGAAACTAATACTATGCGCGACGGCCACTGGCGTTACATCCGTTCCACCTAGTTTTAAGGTGTTGTCGCTGATGGCTTCGCCTAGACGCTACTCTGACTCAGCTTATATGATCGAGATTGCTCCTCTAATCTACGGTGGAAAATTCCGCTCTGATCCTGAGCTAGCAATTAAGTATGCACGGAAGATGGAAGCTAATAGGTCTGAAAATAAAGCTAACACCGCTGGATACAAGTTTCAACAGCTAGCAATTTGTTGGTGGAGCAGCATGTGGATGCTTCCTTGTATTAAACAACCTACACTTCTGATTGGTGGTAGCGATGATCCAATCATACCGTTAGTGAATATGAAGATTATGAAAGGACTTATTCCTAATTCAAAGCTTCATGTGGTGGACGATGGACACCTTTTCCTACTCTGTTCAACTGATGTGGTAACACCTATTATTAATGAATTCTTGGAGGGTTAGATGATAATTGAATATGCTAGAATACTCTCACCTCCAATGTGCAGGCGATATCCAGAGAAGATATACATCTATGGTGATAACTTAAAAGCCTTCGGTAAAGGAGGGCAAGCTATCATCCGTGATGAGCCTAATGCTTTGGGTATCCCAACTAAACGATACCCTTCTTGGGATGATTGGGCATTCTTTAGTGATAAACCAGATGAAATTGAAGCTGTAAAGATATCCCTACGTGAATTGTGGAAGGTTGCACAAGACAAAGTGATTGTATTCCCTGAAGATGGTATTGGAACAGGAAGGGCTAAGATGAAAGAGAAATCTCCTGTTGCTTATGAGATGATGTGTGGTATATTGTGGGAACATTTTGGTATTGTTAATGGAGGAAAATAATGACAAACCCTGAACGCTGTTCATGTGGAGCTAGGGAGAAGAATAAGTGCAGTGAGGAGAGTGAACATGGAACTGGGAAGATGTGTTTGAAGGATGAAGATAAGGTCATAGTGAAGAAAGGTAGGATTAGGATTAAACAAGGTTGGGGAATCTATATACTGTCGAATGTCGGCTTAGTTGGTGGCTGCCCTTTTGGTGGTACATGGGGTATACCAGCTATTTTGATGTTGCACAGAACCATATAAAGTGGATTGAGGAGAATATACTGTGAACCAAACAATTGAAGACAGGATGCAAGCTGTAGAAGATCAACTGAAAGAAATTCGTAAAGAATTGGAGGAGAGTTTGGCGAGGTATAAGGATAAAGAAGACCCTCTTGCAAACTACAATCTGCACACAGCAAACCCTAACCTCCCTGTGTGGGATGCATCTACTTACTATAGGGAAGGCTGTCTTGTAAAATGGCCTGATGGTGGTATAATGAAAGCTAAGATTAATACCATATCAAATATTGAAGATTGGTATGACCCTGCAAAATGTGATATACATGGAAACATGGTTGAGAAGATCAAATGAAACCTAACGGCTGCAATGAAGATGGTTGGGACTTATTCGAACAGCAGACTAAAGAAGAGTTTGAACATTATGCTGTTCGTAGGGGATATGATATAACACGAGACAGTGAATACAGCTTCTTCTATGCTGATAAGCGTACAGCGGATGCTTGGGAGATGTATCATCAGGGTCATGTTAGCGGGAGGGTGTGGAATGATTGAACATTACACAAAAGAGGGTGGACATTTCAAAGTAGGGTTGTCTGCCAATAGCAACCACATACTCTTGCAGATTCAGAATAAGTATGGAGATCAAGCAAGAGAAGCACTCACTAGTACAGAGGCTGAACATGTTGCTTTGCTATTACTGGACTACGTAAAGGAATTAAAGAATGAAACCAATAATCCTTAAAACACCAGAAGGGCTATATGTCTGTGAAATACCAATTGAGAATGAACCAGAAGATGGGGCATCTGATAGAACGTGGTGGATATGGGCAGCAACAGGAGTTGGTAGTAGTCCAGTAGAGGCTTATGATAGGTGGGTACTTGACTATGAGTCACAATTGGAGGATAAGGTGTGATGAACAAAGACACAATTATGGATTTCATCGAATGGCTTGAAGATGAAAAGAATGTTTATCTTGTAGATATGTACTACCACAATAAAGAGGGTACAGGGATGTTTGATTCACTGGATGAAGTGAGAAGTCTGGTGGATGAGTTTGCAAAGTTGCCGTCTGTCGGATACATAGACACAGCCTTGTAAACGCAGATTTAAGCTGATATAATCATTTCATAGCATCAAAGCTATACGGACAATCTTGTCCTGAATATTATTTGGAGATTTAAATATGACAACTTACCACGTAGAACTTACAGGCCATTGCGATGTGATTGTAGAGGCTAATAGTGAGCAAGAGGCATTTGATCGTGCTGTAGCTCGCATTCCTTCGTCTTCCTTGAGTATCGAGACAGCAGAAGTGAAGGGTGTGTTGGAAGGTGAAGCTTTGAAACAGGCTTATCGTTATTTTCCTGAGCATTTGGCTATGGTGGATACAGAAGTGTTTGAGAAGGAAGAGAATTTTGTATTGTACACCAAGGAAATGCAAGATGCTGATGCGCTTGATGCTGACAAGATTTATAAAGAGCTTTCTGCACGTAAATCCGCTGGTGAAACTCTTGATTGGATTGATGAAGAGTTCCTTGAGCAACATTCTTACATCAACGGTTTGGTAGAAGAACTTATTCCAAAGCAAGAGAGTTACAAAGATAAGATGATGGCTTGTTTTGATGAGGATGATAATTTTGTTGGCTTGGTTGGTCAACAAGAGAATGGTACTTATAAGATTTTGAAGAAATGAAACAGTCTCGTGAACAAGCAAAGCAACGATATGCTGAACGTTCAGTGGATGAGCAGATATCTGATGCTATCAACAGTATGGAGAGTATTTACGAGACAATGGTAAATCAACCTGAGTGGTTGAATAACCCAAGTGAAGAATATATTGAAGGATTTAAGTTTGCCATGAATATGATGAATAGTCGATTCTTTCCAGAGGATGTAATTAAATGACTGTAAGTGAATATGAAGATTTCAAACCCACCGTAGAAGATTTGATGTTGGCTCAGAGAGTAATTATGGCATCTCACAAGCAACTTATGAGGGAGTGGTCAGATGGTGATCTTGGGCAAAACCAAGACCCTGAAATCTTCCGACTAAAAGAGTCTTTGCTTGTTGCCCATGCCACACTTATGTTGTTTTAATTTATAATATCCTCACATTTCTTAATTGATTTGTGGGGTGCTTTTATTTTGGAGGGGTTATGGCATATAGGATTATACAAGGTGTAGGCATTAATGATGCCGGCTATGTAGTTAATAAGACGGACAGTCTAGGTAGGAGGGTTAGGTGTCCATTCTATGTTAAGTGGGCAGCGATGCTAGAACGATGCTACTCTGAGTCTTTTCATAAAACCAATCCAAGCTACGTAGGGTGTTCTGTGCATCCCAACTGGCACAGGTTCAGTAACTTCAAAGCTTGGATGGAACAGCAAGATTGGGAAGGGAAACACTTGGACAAAGATCTACTAATTATTAACAATAGAATATATTCCCCTGAAACTTGCGTTTTTGTTAGTGGTGCGGTTAATAACTTTACTCTTGATGGTGGCAACCAGAAAAGTGGACTACCGATGGGAGTATCACTAGACAAGAGCTATGTTCCGTTGATGTACAAGGCACAGTGCAGGAGTGTTATAAGTGGGAAGAATGAGACTGTGGGCCGTTCACCAAACCCAGATATTGCACACAAAGCATGGTTAGCAGCTAAGCTAGAACAAGCTTACATCCTTGCAGAACAACAAACAGATAAGCGTGTAGCTGAAGCTTTGATTGATAGGTATGAAAATTATAAGGAGTATTTTGGTTGACAGACATACAAATCGTAGATGCAATATGTGGTGCAGGTAAAACAACTTGGGTGTTTGATCATATGCGCAGGCATCCAGATAAGAAGTGGATATTTGTAAGTCCATATCTAGACGAAGCTGGTGATGGTGAACACAAAGGTCGTATTCAAGAAGAGCTTCCTGAGTTTGGATTTAGATCACCATCTAGCACACCAAGTAAAACAAAAGACTTCTTACGCCTTGCACAGAAAGGAAAGAACATTGCTATTACCCACAAACTGTTCACAGGCTTTAGTCCTGAAGTGGCATTGGTTTTGAAGGAACAGAAATACCATCTTGTGATTGATGAAACTATAGACCTTGTTTCATTCTATGAAGACATCAGCCACGAGGATGTTAAGTTTCTTATTCTTGCCGGAATGGTTAAGTGTGGTGATAAAGGACTCCTTACATGGAATAATGAGCTATGGCCTAATTATACAGGTAGGGATATTAGAATCAAAGAACTCTGCGAACTAGGTTGTCTGTGGCTTTACGGAGAGAATGTATTGATTCAACGTATCCCACCAACTTGTATGAAAGCTTGTGAATCTGTTATCATCCTTACCTATTTGTTTGAAGCCAGTCTTATGCACTGCTGGATGCAGCTCAATGAAATGGACTGGAGATACTTACAACCACAAGAGATGAGGTTAACATCAGACATAAAGAAGATAATCAGAAACAAGATACATCTGATTGAACCTCCTAAACTTGTAAAGGACTTGCAACGTACTGAATACGGAGCACCAATACTCAATCCATTCAATGTCACTTGGTACAAGGATAATGAACCAATACTAGAAAGAGTTAAGAAGAGTATTGAAAGCACACTGAAAGATGATATGGATAAGGGTAATGTCTTCTGGACAACCTTTAAAGAATGGGAGTCAGACCTTGCAGGTGTAGGTTATAAGAGATCTAGGAAAGTAGAAGGTAAACTTAGAAAACCCTTTGTACCTAAGAATATGAGAGCTTCTAACGAATACAGAGATTGTACTAACTGTATTTACACAATCAATATCTATCCTCATGGTAGTTTAGAAAGCCACTTGAGGGCATTTGGTATTGTGCTAGATAGAGATCTGTATGCATTGTCTGAAGTCGTTCAGTTTATCTTTAGGGGCAGTATTAGGGAACATAAAGACATGTACCTCTATATCTTATCGGATAGAATGAGGACTTTAGTGAGTAATTGGTTACAAGAGGATTACTAATCTCATATCTAGTATTGGTGTTTACTCTAATTGGAATACGTTCGAGATGGAGTAAAATATCTACACCCCTTGTAAACAAAGGCTTTCACAGCAAAACCCCTTATAGATTTTATATTAACAAAATATAGGTTGGTAACTTAATATCACCAACTCCCCTCTGGAATAGGACTAGCTTTCAACTAGTAGTCCTAATTTTCTGTATCTTAAATATGTGTAAGATCCTTATAAGCCTTTGAAATTACTAGATATTTAGACTAGGTGTTTAGCAAGGGTAACACACCCCGTTTTAACATGCAAGAGGAATTTAAAATATTGGAGACTTCGCCGACGAACGGTCTACCTAGACTGCATGCACCTATCGTACCAACTAAACTACCACCTGTCGCCTAAACTAAATGTCTTGACAGGAGCACTGACCTATGGATGTAACAGCTTAGCTTGCTATGGGAACGTGTAACATGGATTATGTTCAAGTAATACTATAACACTACTGACCAGTCACCCTGAACAGACTACATATGTCAACCATAATAATCTCCTCTGCACAACTAGCACACTTCACTAGCTTAAGTCAATGTATTGTGATGTTTGTGAGCAAGGATTGGCTAAGAGATGGGTGGAATGGAATCGTTACAGGGGGAAGCAGCGACAAGAGCGTCTGTGCTTAACTACCAAAGGTAGTCTCGCATACTTACAGATGACTATAAAGTGACTAAAACACTCTTATCAGTCACATTGGAGACTAAGTAGAATAAAGCTTTGACAGGATTTGTTAGTGTTTATAAAGTGACTAAAAGAAGAGGTGTAGTCATATTTAAGACAACATAAAGCCGACTCTTTAGTCGGCTTAGAATTACCCTGCTAGAGTGTCAGACTACAACTTCCTTCACTAACCAGTCTTCAGGATCGTCTACAGACTGTTTGACTATCTCCACAGCCTGCTGTGCAGTACTGGCTTGAACAGCCTGAGAGTGGGTGACAGAGCTGAACTGGTTGATTAGGGTGATTGTATAAGTAGTCATTTTGTTTAATCTCTGTTTGTCTTTGGTGTTTAGAGTGTAGCCCTCTTTCGAGGGCTTGTAAACACTTATCTTAGATCTTTAGCACCATTTACAACCTCTTGTGCAGCCTTTTTGTTGGTCATTTGAACTTTACGGCTTGCATTCAGGTGACTGTACTCTCCAGTTGCCCGTGCAGCATTGATTGCAGATGTAGGACCAATTGAGTCAATGATGAATGCCACTTTAGAGGTCTCATATTCACCGGCTTTGTAGAGTTCAACGAAGTAGATGGTCATTTTCGTATTCCTTTCAGGAGGTTTTCTTTGTCTGTGTGGTTAGTATAACAGACTAGAGACCTCCGTCAAGAACTATTTTCATGTTTTTACTCATTGGTTTGACACAACAATAACAGCTTCTCTAGCAGTTCATCGGGGTTACTGTCTTGATCAAAACACATAGGTACGACCTGTGATACCAATCTTTTTATCTCGTCAAGTTCGTTAGTCAGCGAGACGATCTTTTGGTCTATGTTATCAGGGTTGTCTGAATAGGAACCGAAAGCAATGGGGTTTGCAGGAACTCCGTTTTGTAGTTTAAGGTGCTCAAAACTGGAGGAGTTGAGATTGCAAACTAATTCTCCGTTCACCCAGACTTCCCGGCACTTAGTTTTCCGGTTATCGAAAGTGCCTTCTAAGTATTCATTCATATTTGATCTTCCTAATTAGTGTTTCGTTCTGATGCCTCATTGTAAGAGAATTTATCTACCCTGTAAACAACTATTTTCAATTTATTTTAAAGCTTTCAGAGGCTCAAAGAGCCTCAAACCTAATAGGATATTCAGGCTTTGCCTGTTCCATCCATTCTCACAAAGCTTCGAATCGGATTGGCGTGTATTCAGCATAGTCATTACTCATCATAGTGAATTGCTCATACATCTCAGCACGTTCAACATGGAGGGACTTTTACCATTGTTTCAATACAGACCGTACACTAGACACATCATCAATGAGAGAATGCAGCTTCTCAACAGCTTCCCACTCACTAAATGCACAAACAAGAATCCACAAATGACCTTTGCAATAGCTAGTGTCGTAATTCAAGATAAACATGATATTAGCTCCAGTATTGAACAGTGAAAGAATCAGCATTATTCTTAGTGAAGTAGGCTTTGTAGCCTTCACCTTTCAATTCAGCTACCAAGGAGATTGCTTGGGCTTCTGTGTAGCGTTCGATGTAGGTCATGATCTTTACTCTGTGTTTGGTTGGTATGTCTAGATTGTAAGCCCCTTTCGAGGCTCTGTCAACCACTCTTACAAAACTAAATCATTCTCTGAGTCAGCACCACGGACATATTTGCCATCAAAAGTGTAGTAGGCGATACGATGAACCAAGCCATTGGTCTGCATAATCTTACCGAAGAAAGGGTAGAAATCATCACCCTTATCGTGCTCGATGGTTACAGTCATACCAGATTTAGTTTTGTAGGTTTGGCCGATAGTGATCATGTTCTGTACTCTGTGTTGGTTGGGTTGAGCTTTCTGCTCTGTATGGCTCATTATGAAGCTATCCACCACACCAGTCAACAATTATTTTAAGAAGTTTATATTTATTTGGGGTCTTCTGGTAAGGGCATCCAGTGTGTAGGTGTGAAGCCAATAGGTCCATCACAAGGCAGCAATTCACCTGCACAGAAGTAGTGCCACTTGTCATCAATAAATTCACAATCTGTTAAGCGCATCTCAATTAAATCATACTGAATGTGCCCGAATAAATCAACAGATTCTAATGATAAATCTACAGTTTCAATTGGTAGCCAGTCACTCATATTCAATCCCCTTGCCCATTTATCCCACTATAATAATCCCCACCATGATTCCCTGTCCTTTTGCTCCATATGTCTTCAGCAGAATGTTCAGACAAGGTGTTTTCGATATTGTCCCAACTCATGTATTTACTATTCCACTTGTGAAGCTTCTTAGACTTGATGTCTAGCCTGTAATCAGAGCCTAAGCTTTGATCATCACTATCTAGCTTAAAGTAAACTGTTGTATATGTCACCCATGTGCAAGTGAGAAAACTTGATTCATAGTAGTCGGCTTGGAGCTTGTATTTGGTGCCCTCTTGATAGTTCATGATTCAATCCTAAGATAATTGATAGATCTTTTCTAGAACCAATTGTTTGATTGGTTGAGCATCAGGCTTGTAGTTTGTCTCCACTTGAACAGAGTAAACGTATGCAAACTCTTCACTTAGTTTCTTGTGAAGTAATTCAGGAATTTCTGTGACAAACTCGTATTGTTCTAGATACAAGTAGTCATCACCAGATTCTGTCTTTAAGGCTACAGCAGCATATTTAATCTTCATCTAAATTCTCCACTAGGTCAGGTATGATAGCGCGAAGCTTCCACATGTAGTACATACAGTTGTTTTCATTGTGAACAGGAACCAGTCACTCGGGAATCCACGTCAGAAATTGTTTGTCGGTCATTTGTTTTTCTCTTCCTTGATACGCATTGCATAACCCAGCATCATGTTGAAGTTGAAAGGAGTATAGCCATGGAATTCGCTAGTAGGCCATTCACCATCCATCTTAGTAATGCATTCTTCAATAGACATGGATTTCAAGTCTTCACAAGCTGCTTCATAGCCTTTAGCTTGGATTGCATCTTTCTCTTCGCGGGTCAGTTGGGTAGTCATGTCTTTAGTCTCTTTGGTTGGTGAGAGCTTTTCTCTCTTCTTGTGTCCATTCTACTCTATTGATGCGGACGTGCAAGCTTTATTTAAAAGAATTTCGATTTATTTGCGATGCAGTCATTAGGACTTTTCAATGAGTTTTATGTCTTGCAGCGATAGACCAGTCTCTTCTAAAAAGTAATCTACCGCCTTTCTGACATCTGTATGCATGGATTTTACCCAAGTCCCGTTATATGCTGTAATCTTCCAGATCATGCCTCTATCTCCCAATTCCGCTTAAGACTCCGCTCAGTACTATAGCTTCGCTTCTTGTCTTTACGATCTGTCTTATACTGGTCTGCACACTTGCGCTTAGAAGAATGCTTGCGTTCATATTTCTGGCATGATTCTTGTGTGTAGGTGTTCATTACATCCAATCCTCGTTTACATCACCAAAAGTAAAATGACCAACATCACGCAATTCCTTGAGTGCTTCAGCAATCACATAGGCCCGATAGCTTCCATTGTGATGATTCTCATCAAGAAGGAACAATTCAATAGCTGAAGACTTCAAAGCTTCTGGAAGATTCATACTAGCCTCTTTCGCATAGGGTGTCAACTCAAGCACCTTAGACCAAACATACTCTCTTGACCATTTCATTTCAACATCTCCGATTCAATCATCTGTTTTGTATTATACATTGGAACACATGGAGTGTCTGACGTAGGAAGACAGACCCATTGCCCATTGTCACGGAATAATTTAGCACGTGTGCCTTGGGAAAGGAAGAGAAAAGCTTGTTGGAAGGTTGTTTGATAGTTTGTCATTATTGTTCTTCCAAGTGTACGCAGTTAGCAAGGTTTGTATAGTCTTGAGTGATAGTTGTGACAGCCGTAAGTTTAGGAGTTCCCATAGGACTACGAACTTCATCAAAACGCTTAAAAGCTTCTTGGACATCTGTAAACTCTTCCGACCAAGAATCGTGGATTTCTAATACATATTTGATTGTGGTTGTATTATCCATGTTACACCTCTTTAAGAGTCTTAATGTATCGTTTGGTTGCTTGGCTGTAGTGTATCAAAGCTTTAGTGGTCTTGCAAGCAATCTGTAAAATCTTTTTAAAACTATTTGTGTGGGGAAGATCCTCGATGAAATCGGACATCCAGCTCACTCCACAAGGTGTGGCTACCTCTGTGTGGGTGTACTCTACATCAGACGTTTCATAGGCACTTTCTACGCCAACTTCGTCTGTTTCCTCACGAATTGGACGGACACTTGTAGCTTTCTTAAGAAGCTCTTCAGCCCTATCACGTTTGACGATTAAAATGTCACGTAATTTTGAATAGGTGTGAATGTCCATCCCGGCTTTACGTTCGGCTTCAAGTTCGATGAGTTGTTCTGTCAACACACGAACCCGGCGTTGCTGAGGTAAGATGCGATCAACCAAAGGGATGGAAGTCTTACGTTTCTCTTTGTTAGCTTCAAGTGCAGCATCAGAGAAAGCTTCTACTCGGGCCCTCCCATTTTTATCAAATGTGCTGAAGTCAACCGAACGATCACCGCGATACTGGTCATTTCCGCCGGACCAAAGTCCATGCTCTTCGCAGCTATTTAGAAAACTTGGTTGTATGTACATGCGAGTCATTATCATTCTCCTGAAGCTTTGTTTGTTCCTGTTGTGATGATTGTATAACAACGCAGAAAGGAGCACAAGGCTCCTTTAAGGTTTATTTTAGTCATCTATTGAGATTTCCCATGACAGTAAGGCTTGGTAAGCCCTTGGGTCAATTTGATCCTTATAGATTTCAGCCGCTTCCTTGATCACACGTTCTTTGTTCGTTTTGTAGAACATAAAAGCTTCGTTCACTGTCCAAAACCTTTTAAGTTTCTTTGACCCACTAAACTCATTGAATTGTGCTGTGAATTGGTTTCGGCCTTTACCTTTATGTACACCAATAGGGTATTCACCCCGCCCACCAATTCGGGTAACAATTAGCATATTCAAATCGTGGGGTAGCATCACACAGGTGTCTGGCCCATAAACTTTATTACCTTTGAATAAAAGATCCTTGTCAATGTTCCACATGTTGTTGCCCCAACCTATGGCAGACTCTGACCAGTCTCCAAAATCTTGAAAGCACTCCCACTGTGAATCGACAGAACAACCTCTGTATGTTGGTTTCTGAATTAGAAATTTCTCCGAATGACATCGATTATAAAGGCCCTTCCATGTAGAATACTCTAATGTGTGTACGCCAGAGGCTAGTGGTATGTGCTTACCAATGCCGACATAGCCCCTACCATATACGGACGGCTTGTATGGATTATAAAGCTTACCGTTACTAAGATTAGTCGTATTAACAACCTGTTCATAGCCAACACCATCAAGCCACTTGACCAATACCCTTTGTTTGCCTAACCCTGACACTTCAAGTATCTGCACATCCACACCACAGTTTGTTGGATATACATCACCTATAAAATACTTTCTTACTGTCACAAACATCTCCTATAATTTCTTAGATATATTTCCACACACTGAGCAACGCACGGAGCCACTGCACAACATCATTAAAATGTAGACAGGTAATGCCAACAGACCGGTTAGTAGGGTCAAGACCAACCCTACAAAGTGCCCACCGCCGGATAACCCAGACTTAATACCCACCCGGTTTGCCTTGCAAGACTTACAGAAACACATCACTTGACTGCTCATTCTATATCACCTCAATCAATTCAGTTGTATACCAATTCTGTAGCCACTGGCCCTTACCATCATCAAAAAGTATAGTGGCTGTTTCATTGTCCTGTCCTACGTTGTTAAAGGTTATCTCTTTAACCTCACAAGCGGATTTGAATTTGCTGCCACCTACATGGGTGAACACCTTATCACCGGGTTGAAGCTCGCCTATAAGCTTTTTGATGATCACACTCCAAACCGATTAGTCAGCATGCGATCACGAGTGGCGTTGCTTGCTGAAGCACCGTAGTGGGTCTTGGAAGACAAGGCTGCATAGGCGGCTACAGCTTGTTCGTTAGAAAGGATGCCAGCTTTGAGGGCTGCTTCTACACGGGCTTTGAGTTGGGACATGTTCATGGTTGTTGCTCCGGTTGGTTTAGAAGCTTTCTGCTTCCTATGTCTTAGAGTTTAGGGTATCTAGAAAGTCCTGTCAACGCCTATTTTCATTTTATTTAACTCCTGCGAGTACCGAGGCAACCAGCACAGATGTCAGCGTAGCCACAATCATCCAGAAAATCACTTCACATACAAAGTCAGTAATGTTCATCTCAATCACCTTGGTTTGTTTGGTTTCTTACTCTATTGTGGTAATTCTAGGTCAACAAAAAGCCCCAGTCAAGGGGCTTGGTGTAAATCTTTTCACTTATTCACTAGGTTTTAACACCTGTTTGCAACTCTCTGAGATAACAAGTAGCTTCGAACGATTCTCAATGCTACTTTGACTAATCACTTCTGTCAGCTCAACGATCCCTTCCACCACTTCAACAAATTTCTCAAGCTGTTGTTTTAGCTGATCTATTTCCTGTTGCTGCAAGTCAAACAACTCATTCATCAGTTGCATGCGTTCGGCAGTGTCGTCTGTTTGCGGTTGGATTTCAATAACGTTTTCATAACATTTGTAGATGTCTACGGGGATCAGAGCGGTTACTGTGTATTCACTATCCTCCAACGCCCACGAAGCCTCGTTAATGTCTCGGATGAAGAGTGAACGATTATCCCTTTCTACTAAATAACCTTTGACATTAGTCATGGTCTGATCCTCAATTTTCGCGCCGGATAGTCTTGAATGCATCGGTCAAATACCGTTTGATTCTGCGCTTTCCATCTTTGAGACGGAACACTGAGTAGCCTTGATTGTTGTCAAGCTTGGTAATCGTACCAAGAAACAATCCACTATCGTTAAACACACGGCGGACTTTGCCGGGGTTGATTGTGCTGAAAGTGCTTTTGATCTGTGTGACTGCCATGATTTTGTACTCTCTATTAAGGTTAGGTTAACAGACTAAAAGTTTTGCTCTACTTTTACTGCTGTGCCTCCCTGTTCGCCGAGACTTCTTTGTTACTCGGCTGCTTGCATCTCCCTTCTGTGACTTAATAGTATGCGAGCCTGATCATGGCGTCAAGCTCTTCTGTCAAAATAAATCAAATTATTTCAAACCTATCAATCGTTATAGATAAGTCCTTGATTTACCAGCACTTGCTCAATACTCCCAAGGCTGATAGCATAAGCTTTAGCCTCATCTGTAGGGTAAGCTGTATCGAAATCAATATCCTCAGCAAACCACAGGTTGCTGTCTAGGAATCCTTCCAGTGTGCTGATAGGAAGGTTTGAATAAGCGAGACAATCCATCAGTGCTTCATTGTGAACACCTTCTACTTTCAAGGATTCCAATACAGCTTTGATGGTAGAAACTTCGATTCTTGCGATCATTTTAAGCTCCATTAATGTTGTGTGTTGACTCGTTTGTGTTACAGATCTACAGAGTGTGTTGCTTTGGTGAATCACCCTGTAAGCGCCATGGTACAGCCTTTGGTTGCGAATACAAGATGTGATCCAATATATTTACACATTTATTTTCCAATGATTCCTTGCAATTTCTCAGCTTGTTGCTGTAGATCCGTGATCTGTTGCATCAGAATGTCAAGCTGTTCTTGCTCAGCACTTTTACGACCAAAGATTTCAGCTTCAAATCCCTCTTGAACAGCACGGTAATCAATCAGATTAAATTTATCAGCAATAAATTTATTGTATGCCACTCCATCAGGGTCAACAAATGACTTAAGGGTTTTGTAAAGGCTGTAGCCAACAGTCCCATTTGCTCGTGCGCTGATTGCATAAAGCCAAGCTGCATCTTGTAAAGTCATCTCGATATTAATTTTGTCTTCACGTTTCATTTGTTTCTTCTCCTCAATAATTTCAAAATAAACATTAGGTAGAAAATAGCTGCCGTCAACCTTTAGCCCATCGTCGCACAATGCAACTACTTCATGAGTTTCTTTATTGTTCAAGAGGTAGTTGAACGCTGTCATACCCCTGTAGCCTTCTTTCACACGCACAGTATCACCAACGTTAAACATTTGTTTCTCTCCTAAAACATTAATTTAAATTATCAAAACACCAGCTCTTTAAAACATCCCAGTGATTGCATGCCACTGTTCTTCTACAAACCGAATCCCTTTGCAATATTCATAGTTATAAGGTCCGTTCAACCATTTCTCCATATGTTGCTCAAGGGCTGTCACACTGAGATTACAAGCGTAGTCACAATCAGAAAGAGCCTCTTGATAACAATCTGATTCTGTCGATTCATTTAAGGCAGTTTGCAAGCGTTCTTTTAGTTGTTGAAGAGGGTTCATTATCAATCCAAGCACCATCACACAGTTCGTTGTTGCCAGTTTTTATATCAAAGTCTTTAACTTTATATTCAGCACCATACGTGAACCCACACGATGTTGGTGTGCCAAGTAACCTAACTTTCATAAATTTCTCCTCTGGATATCTAAATTCCTATTTCAAGCTATTTCTCAACTGTGCTAATTCCTCCCGCAATCTGTCCACCACTTCCACATTATTACTAGCAATGCAGTCAGATATTACCCCTCTAGTTCGTCTATTGAATCTAGTATCTGCGCCTCAATATCTATATCAAACTCAGGTTCATTTAGGTGGGTTGTAGGCTGAGATTTCAAGCCCTCTAGTCGCATGAGTTGTGTGAAAGTATCTACGGACATAAGACCATATCTGACCATCTTATTTCTCCTCAATTTCTATCTGATTAATTATGTGAGATAAGCTCTACTTCTCACCACCCAAACAATACCCCAATTTCCCTCACAAAACAACCCTTTCATGCGGCTTTTTGTATGTTTAAGCCACGTTAGGGATTAGTTGATACAAGGGCAAGCCAAAGCAATAATCCCTGTTTAATTCCACTCCAAAACACTATTCTTCAGTGTCTGCATCAACTCTTTATAATCCATCTCTCCCGGCTCTTGAAATTTCTTCAAAGATTCTTCCAGCCACAAAGCTTCCACACCATCACATTCTATAAAATCCACAAGAGGAGTGTCTAGAATGTAGGCGTGTCCTTCATTTGTGTAAATTGTCTGCCCTGTAAGCCTACACACAAAATCTTCATTAGCTTCGATAATGGCTTCGATAATGTAACACCCATTATGCTCTGATAGGAGTTTACTTTGGAGAATGACCTTTTCGCCTATGCTAAAGAGGTGGTTCATGATTTATCCTCTTTAGTGAGCACACGCTGGCTGACATTGCCCGCAACATACGCACTAATGATAACCATTGTCAGTGACTGAAACACATCTGGTGGGAGCGTACCACTCCATAAACACACGAAGAACAGGAGCTGTGTAATGGATATGAGAAGAAACTTACGAGATAGAAATTTATCAGACATTCTCTTCGTCCTCATCAGTTAGAATTTTACCATGTTTATACAATTCAGCACAGACATTCTGGTGAATACGAATAGTCCCTTGAATACCAGACTCCATATGCAAGATGCTCCCACGCTTTCTCTCGGAAGAATCCCACTCCCAAACGATTGTTTCAGCATAGCGACCTCCGTACATGGAGGAGCTTTCTCTATCGATTGTAGACACATAAAATGCCTTATCTTCTTTTGTTTCGTTTGAATAAAACACATAGGTTTGGATAAGGGTTTTGTTTGGTCCACGTTCTTCTGAATAACTCATGCTCCATCCTCGCAAAATAATGTATCTTCCACATAATCCCTACAAGCCAAGGCATAATTATACCGGGCCTGTTTAAGCTCCTCCTTCGCCAGAATGTACTCTAAAGATCCGTCTAGAGAAGTCTTAGCTGTCTTATAGCTTTGTTCAGCTAACGTTAGGATTTTACGAAGCTCTGTTAGTTCGTTCATTTCACCAATCCCTTCGCAAACATCATTGCATCACTCACATTTCCAAATGTCTTAGCAATGTTGTTAAAGATTACAGTCCAAACATTATCTTTGTTTTTGAATGGGAGGATTCCCAATCCGTTAATGGTCATTAGTTCTGCTGAATTACTCATTTAGTTTCTCCTAGGATCGTGCCTATCATTCGTCGAGAACATTATGCACAGAATTATAAAAGGATAAAAGAGGAGGCAAAATACTAGGAACATTATCCATTACCCCTCATAGCCAAATCGATTGCATTATTAATATCTTCTTCACTGGACTCTGTGCTCCCCATACTTGCAAAGAAGTCACGGGATTCTTCACTCAAACTGTCCCACTCAATAGCGCACTGAGACAGGAGGAAGGTCCACCGTTCGTGATTCAGAATCTGTTCAGCGGATGGACGCTTTGCTACTGTCACGCGCTTAGTTTTAACCGACATTACCTTTCTCCCTTACCAGTCAATATCAATTGTATAGTTACCAGCTTCAATCAAGCCTTTTGTATGTAGGTCATTTGCAATCATTTGAACATCTGGATAGAAGTTACGTTCCCACCAAAGACCAAGACTCCAACTACCATTCTCATTTGGAATTGATTTCTTTGGATCACGCTCAAGCCAAGCTTTGAAACTAACTCCCATATCTTCATGGTTAACGACTTCTGGAACTGTGTCATTCTCATAGTCATAAGCTTCTTGAGGAATTGTAATCTGAACACGTTGACGTTCTTTACAACCATCTTGTTGCTGGAAACTGTAAGGCTTACCATAAGTGTCAATTACTAGTTGATCCCAATCACCAACATCAATGACTTGTTCTGTTCGTGTACTGATCTTCATAACCATCTCTCCTCTCTATCCTACATAACATATCTATTTCATTTATTTCAGCGCTTTTAACGCCATGTCTTGTGTGTTGATTATGGTAGGTTTTGGTGGATGTGTCAAGTATAAATTATCCAGCTATCATACTCTTCTGACCAATGAGAGAACTCCTCCATCTCTGTAAACTCTCGTGAACCGGGGAGATAAATCACATCGTGATCAGCAGCTAGCCATTCATCACCAAAACCACGATCATCAAGAAATTGCAAGGCTTGAAGCAAACTTTTCACTGTACTCATTCTGTTTTCTCTTTGTTGTTGATGAAAAAGATACATGCATTCACATCTTTGACACTCACTTCCATACACAACCACGGTTGATAACGAGGAGCTGTCTCTACCAGATACCGATAGCAAAGCTCCTTTCGTGGGCAGTTTGTGCCAACGCATTTACTATAGGTTGACACTAGACATACTCCACTTTTTCTGTCATCACTTGAGTAACTTTACGTGTCAAGCCTTCCTTCTCAACACTGATGTCAAACAAACCTTCACCAGAGCTGTGATAAGCTTTCACTTGTGCGTAAGTACCATTATCATTTGCAATATAGAACTGAATGATCTTTGAATAACTCTTTTCTAACAAAGTTTCCTTGTTCAACAGCTCGTCAGGCTCATAGTTGTGCAGGATACACCAATCTTCAAATTCTGAACGGTAGTTAAATCGCATTAGTTTTTCTTCTCCCAAGATATACAATGATTATAACCATCATGATGTCTTACATATTTACAAGATAGATAATTCATTCGCCCTCCTACATCATTTGTGTATTTAGGGTGCGAGCAACGCCATTCAAGGAGTGTCATATACCGCAATTGTAGAGGGAAGCATTTGTATTTGCAATCTGTGCAGGTTTTCATTTATTAATCCTTAGTAAATTTACCCTTACCCAGTAGCCAAGCTTGAAGGCTGTACGGTAGTCAGTATGTATTTTTGTAATAACTTCCCAGTCAGTTTTCTTGCATTTCACACCGCAAAGAAAGGCATAGATCATTTAATAGCCTCCGGCTTGTCTGGTAAAGACATCCAATGTGAAACAATAGGACGATTACAGAACCCCGGACCATCTGCAACAGTTTCCACAAACTCACAATGATCCTCAATTCCTAGCCAATAACCACCATCATCATGGTTGCTGTCTGTTTGCCACCTGTCAATCTCAATAGAGAAGTCAGGATCACCCGCCCACTTGACACAGATCAAAGCGTCTGCTGATTTAGTTGGCGGAGATAGTTTAAAATTATTCCATGTCATTTGATTACCTCCAATTCAGTTAATACCTTTAAGTTCTTTCAGTATGTCTGTGATCCAAAGCTGCTCTTTACCAATTAACTTCTCAACTCTTGAGTCAAGCACTTTGACAAGAGTTTTATATTTACCAACCTCTAGAATTTCTACTTTAAAGCAGATGTTTCCGTCAGATGTTTGTTGAGTGATTATATCACCTATTTTTAGTTTCATTCTCCAACCCTCCGCAATTCATTAACCAAAACATAACATCTACCGGTAGTTTTGTCCATCCCCATCACGCAGATATGTTCACCCTTACCTAGCTCATCAGGAGAGGTTCCAACACGAATTAGTAGCTCTTTTCCCGCCAACTCTTCCCATTTGAAGGTGGGGTTTGCTAGGGTGTCTTTAGTGAATAAGGGAGTCATCAGAAAACATCCTCTTCCTCATAAACCATGTTGATTCCTTTACCATACTCCTTGTAATAACCTTTTGGACATTTGGAATATGAATATTCTTTCCAGTCTGTAATAGTTAACACACGCTCAGGATACTGCTCAATTGTAAATTTGTCTCCTTCGCGGATACCATACCAAGCTCCGTTGCAGACGTAATACTTACCTGTTGACTGCTCAATTATACACAACAGATTGGATTCCTTTGAAAACATATAGACATCTTTCATTTAATCATCTCCTTAGCAGCCCACACTATAATTTCCATTGCTATTTCTTGTCGGTCATCGAAAGCATACGAACCAAAATACTTATATTCCGTTTGTTCAATAGCCCATTGTATCTCTTCCGTGCTGAAATGTATTGGAGCTTTTTGCTCAGCACTCCAAGATGTACGTTCCATGTAGAATTGATTGTATGTCCAGTGGTCGAAGATCATTTATATTTCTCCAGAAAATTACTAGCTTCCTCATTAAGATTCTCAAGAACTTCTGCATAAATCAAAGCTACACCTTCAAGCTCAGAGATAGCACCTTCATATTCATAATGAGCATAAGCATTCTTGATATCGGAGATAACTTTATAGGCGTCACTCAACTCTTCTTTGAGTTTCAAGTTTTCTAGTACATAGTCAGAAAGGTTCATTCTTCATCCTCCAAATTTATAAATAGAGTAACACGCCCAACCTAGAAATGCTGCCACCATTACTATACAAGTCAACATCGTTCCAAGCCAAATATTTAGTTCCTCACGGCTCATTTCATCTCTCCCAAACGTTCATTAATACGCTGACGATTAATTTCAATAGCTTCTTGTGTAGGGATGTAGTCTCCAAACCACCAGCTATTGATCCCTTCAATCAAACTGTCTTTCTCAATAGGATTTACTTTATATCCACGACTGACAGCTTCATTGCACAGAGAATAATACCGCTTGGTGATGAAGTCAAGCTTATCGTAAAAATGAAGCACATGGCCTGTACCCATTGTGTAAGCTGATGGTTGTTTGATCTTTTCTTTGAAATTGTATTTGTTAATTTTTCTATCTTGTGCCTTACGGACAAGACCAAAGACACGCGTTATCTCGTGGATTTCAGCGACCAAGTGTTTCGGGTGCAGTTCAGATGGGGCGATAACATTGATTCGTGTCATGAGAGTCTTCTGTGAGAAGGGCTGATGTGAGAACAATACAGACAAAAGAAAAGGCCGTCAAGCGGCCTGTGAGGTTTATTTGTGTTTATCTGCTTCAGCCATTAATTCCTTAGCAGTCTTCGCAATACGTTCTTTCCAAACCTTCTCAGCCTCTTGCCAAGTATTCCTGTTGTAATTGCAAGGACCAACAAGATTGGCTGCTACAAGCATGTATTGGTCAAATCTTGACATTTCATTACCCATCATTCTTACTCGTATTTAGATTTATCACAAGACAATATCATTTCAGCTTGTCCTTTCCAGTTGAAATTAAGTTGCTCTTGCATATCTTTGTAAGAAAATCCTAGACGTTTCATAGCATGAAGTGCTTCCTTACGAGCTTCAAGGAAATCCCCCCACCATTTGTATGATTCGTCAAATTGTTTTAGTTCTTGTGTGTTCATACCACTAGCTCCAATTCATGTTCCATGAAAGGCCATTGTGCATAAAGATCTTCATCACTGCCGACGTAAAATGGATCTATGATGTAGATTAGATCTTCATTAATAGAACTGATTGTGTGTTCAGAACCTACAGTAAAAGCTGTGTATACAGCCTCAACTATTTTAACTTTATCACCAGTTTTCATTTTTGATCCACCTTTACAAATTCTTTGGAGCCGATAACATCATTCCATGCTTCGACCATTGCTGAATGTAACAATTCACCTGCACTTGCTCGGCACTGAAAACTGTCATGCCAACACAGAACAACTTCACCAGACTGTAGCATCAAATCAATCACTCGTAAAGCAATTTCGCTATCAAGATTTTGTAACCAAATACCCTTATCTTGAAAGAAATCCTTAGAAATCAAATGGTTGTGTGCACAAACTACCATTAACACCTGTTTAGTATCAGGTTTAATCAGCCCAACATACTCACGATCTGCTATGTTTTTCTTACCGTCGGTGAACAATTCATGGGATAGACTAGACCATGCACGATCAAAACTATCACAATTCAACGCCCTCATAACAGCATGTTTCATAAAGGATCGCGCGGGATTATATTTCTTAATACCAAACCGAAGTTTGTGTTCTTCCACTGCTACATGGTCCACACGAAGGCATGATTCATCAGCACCATACGGGTCTACATCTTTTGAAACCAAATCAAGAATTTGAGGCTCTTTTTGAGACAAAATTTCTAGAAGAATTCTTGGGTGGTTTGCTGAATAGTCCCACTCCTGAACAGATTCACCCTCAATTGTGATGGCAGACAAGCGTAATTCTTGAGGAACAAGCTGAATACTTCCTCCGTGTGCAAACAACCGACCACCACTATTGAAGTCACCACTGAAACTACGATGGTATTCTAGCAAAGGGACCTCTTTACCATTAAATCGGATGTCAACACTTGACAAACTCTCATTGTAACGAGCCATTTCCTGAGCCATCTTGTCAATCATGCCTGTTTTCTCTACTTCGATCATCTCTTTTGTCTTCCTATCTTTCAAAATAATAGGGTAATCCATAGCAACGCTAGGGACGTGTAATTCTAATTGTTTCTTGTCAAACAAGTCAACCAGTTTTTGATTGAATCGGACAACACTCATATAAGAAAAGTCTTCATTTCGATAGTCATGACTGCCTTTGAGAACATAAATGTATTCATTTTCGCTCATATAACCAAGAACAGAATTAATTCCACGAGCACTAATACCACAATCGTTACCTGTCCAGTAGGCAGATTGTAGCTTTACAGAGAAACCCATGTAGTTGTCTCTTAACGATCTTGCTGTATTAGTGAAGAACCATTGTACTGCTTCAAACTTCTTGTACTTTAATTCTTTGTTCACTTGATCAACAAGATGGTTATATGCTTTGTTTGGTGATCTGTAAGGCTTACCTTTAGCTGTAGTGATGAGAACAGAATATAACTCTCTACCAACTAAATCTCTTACCTTATATACTACATCTTTCTTCTCTTTCTCATCTATTATATTACTAATCTCACTCATACATACCTATCTCCTTCCAAGCCACTATAATAGAAACGCTTTGGTTAAAAAATGATCAGCCCACTAATTAAGTGAAATCCAGACAACCATAATCTCACACTCACCCTTCCAAATACAAGGTTGAATTCACTGTTTATTGAGTGGTTTCAGGAGATTTACCTAATCCTCAATCCCATCATCAAAATGTCTACGGATCAAATACTGTCGCCACTCTTCACTTACTTCATAGTCTTTCTTCGTGTGGTTTTCAAAGAAATACATAGACCAACCACTACTACTAATGATACCACCTTCTTGGATAGGCTTTCCCCAAGATTCCTCTACATTCAGCACTTCACCTTCAACGTACGTTGATGCAAGATAGCGTGATTTACTAAGGACAACTGAGGAATATTTCTTTCCTGAATGTAAATGTGTAACGTACCAAGCTTTAAGGTTGTTCATTCTTCATCCTCCCAATATTCAAGTTCTTCTTCAAACTCAAAGTCATCATAAGGACCATCAGCTTCCAGTTGAGCTTTACGTTCTGCACGTAGATCAGCTTGATGTCCTTCATCAGAATAGTATTCATCCCAATCTTGTTCGTTCATATTATTGCCCCTTAAGCCCATAACGGCGTTTGAGTGTAGAGGACGCTAGTCCGTATCCCCTCACCAGTTTCTTTCTGGAGTAGACGTACATCTTCTACTGTGATTTGTTTCACTGTAAGTCCTCCCAAATCTTTTTAAGATGTTTCTTCTTGATATCAGGGAATGCTTCAACAATATCCTCAAAGAAAATTCTATGGAAAGACTTGAAGTACTTGTCAGCCATCCATTGTTCAATCTCTTCAACCAAGGCATCAAATTTCTCTTGTTTCATTTCACTCTCCGAACATTAGCCCAGTGTTCAACACCAAATTGATCACGTTTAAACTCTCCAGACACCTCACCTTCAAAGGTTACATCAAGCTTCATGTTTGTGCGAACATTCTTCTTATATACTGACTGGAAGGTTGTACCTGTGGTTTCGTAGTCCGATACCCAAGGACTGGACTCTTCTGTGATTTCAGAGGCACTGATAGGAAACACTTCAAAATCTTCTGGCAAGCTCTCAATCCAACTGATAAATTCTTTCTTGTTCATCACTCTTCTCCCTTCCACACTACATCAAACCTCGGCTTACCCTCTAACGAGGGCTTACACACATCAGCTAGCTTCCTGACATACGTATCATAATCCATAAAATTCCCTACGAGGAAGAATATTCCCTGATCATTCATGACAAGCATCTCCTTCTCACGTAGCTTAAGCTTCTGTCCCGTAGATGTGTCGATTATTTTGAATTTCTTTTTCATTTGTTATTGTCCAAGTGGTATGGAATTTTAAAGTCGCTCAGGTGGATACGTTCAACAGTGCCGTCTTCAAATATGACATCAACCTTAGACCATTCATCACAAGGCTCGTTGTAATCCATTTTACGCCGTTGTACTTTGACAGGAACACCACCATACAAACCAACATCAGTTAGAAGCTCACTGTGATAACGTACAGTATAACTGCCCCATATTCATCATCAAGAGCTGCAATTGTAGGATAAAACTTCTCATCTTCTTTTACCAAGCTTAGGATAAAATCCCTTACTTTCAAGGCTGCTTCTTCAGACACAAATCGAATGTAGACATCACTTTTACGTGCGGATTGGGTAGAGACAGCAATAGGCTCATCATCCATAAAATACACATTCATACCAACATGGGTATCTGTACACAACCACTGTGTAAGGGCATAACCTTTTACATGTTCATCGAAACGTTCGTCCCAACCCAACCACTCATTAATATTCAGAGCTTGACAGAAAGCATCAATATCAGCACTGTCTTCGTTCTTCTCGGAACGGTCTACCTTGGCAATCAGTTCACGTAGCTTCATTTTTATATCTCCGCATTGGTTGCTGTGTCGATTATTTTGAATTTCTTTTTCATTCTACAATCTCAGAAGGTTTGTCTGGCCTGAAGTTCTCACAGATAGCTTTCACCAAAGCATCCTCTTCTTCATCCATCTTAGCTGCATTCATAAATTTATAAGCCTCAACATCACCTACGAACCTAGCTACAATCATCCTGCCTTTGTGTACGGCCCAACGGTAAGGCCTGTGCCACTCATGCAATTCTCTAACTTCCCAAGTGGCCATGTGGCTACCCTCCAAAGCTTCTATACAGGGATAGGATTTCTTCCTCAGTGTTTCGTTGATAGTGCCGACCTTCAAAAGAAAAATAGAAATACTGACGGTTTGCACAAAAGCCTGTGGAAATTACACTTTTCATTTACTCAACTCCTTGATCTGCTTTTCGAGCTCGTAATTCAAGATATTCAATTGGTTACGAAGGGTTGTCAAGTGGTCTTGTAGAACCATGCACTCTTCACGATCTGATGCGCTATTAGCACAAGCTGCCCTTTCAAACTCTTTATAGCAGTAGCCGGTAGCCATCAATTCTTGGTTTACGTTTGCAATGCCCATTTTGTATCTCCCTCTGTTGGGTTTGTCTTTCAGTAGGTGTAATCTTAACCTCATCACCAACCCCTGTCAACCCTTCCTTCGAAAAATCTTCTGACAGAGTGTAGATAAATCTACCAAACAAATTTGCTGGGTAAATCTACTGAATAAATTTACCAAATGGGTTTACCAAAGGAGGGTTTCCCTGAATTGAGAGCTTAGAGAATATTTTTAAATCAGTGCGTAATTTTACAAATTACCCTTGACAGGTGTGTAGGAACATGTAAACTGAGGCCAATCGAAAACCCTGAAGGAGCATAATCATGAAACTTAAAGAAGCCATTCGGCTGGTGAATAAAGACAAGAGTAACACAACTGATGCCGACATTAACGACTTTGCCCGCGCAGTGAATGCTGACATCTATATTGGCTGGAGTGACAAATGGAATGAGCGTGTCAAAGGTTACTGGCTTGTTCGTTGGCTGTGCACAGACACTTGGGTAGGTCGTCGGGTGTATTTCTTTGATGGCGAGCCTGTTGCTACCAGCTATCAGAGTGCCCGTAAAAATGATGAATATATTGAATTTGTCAGTAATGAAGCTGCCGAGAAAATTCGTTCATTTATTTTTGAGCTTTATGGTCAAGAAGAAAAACCAGCATATGACATTGTCAATGTTGAAGAGGACATTGAAGATTTCTATCATTTCGACCTAACTGATTACTTTCTTGAGGATGAAGGTTTTGTGGATGGTAAGCCTGTTAAGATCATTCAGCGTCGCTGGTTCGATGATACGGAAGACAAGCGCTGGGTTTGCTACCACGCTAAAGTGAAATTTGAGGGTGGAGAAGAACGTGTTGTAAAGGCAGAAGAAATTCATTTTCCACTTCGTATTAGCAAAGATTTCTCTTGACCTCTCACAAACAATGTGACAAGATGCTGTGACTTGTAGAAATGTAAGCAAATAAATTTGAATAATTATTAATGTAACACTATGCAGCGAAAGCTATTCGAAGAATGGTGGCTGTGGGAGAGATGGGATGAACGCAGCACAAAAGCACATGCTTGAGTATATGCAAGAGGTGGTCAATCAGGAGGATGTTTATTTCTTTGAAGCATGGAAACAGGTGGAGAATTTTGTGATGGACGCTCTCTGTGATTCAACCGAACAACCAGCCTTGGAGAACCAATATGAAAATTAACAGATATACATTTGACAACGGTAAATATGAAGTCCATTCTGCTGACGATGGAAGCTCTTTGGTAGCTTATCGTCACGGTGAGTTCTGGCAGAATATGATCGGTGATAATCTTACAGCGGCTATGTTGCATAGGATTGATGAGCTTGAAGCTAAGATCAAAGATGTGACTATTCAAGCCTATGAAGAAGGTTTAATGGATGGAGCTAATAAATGAGAGTATGTCAATCAATTCAAGAGCTTCTTGACGAAGAGATTAGTCAGATGTGGGAAGGCTTGGACTATGAAGGGCTGAATGTGGAAGCAACCAAAGAATGGTTTGCAGGGACAGATATTTTTATTCAGCTTCTAGAGAAGCTTAAAGAGGAGAATAAGCACCTGTCATGATTGATGAACGTATGCAGCAATTAAGTGAGATGGAAAATAAATTGAATGGGGAGCGAGACAAGCTCGCTTTCGTTCAGGCGCCATTGGGGCTTTAAAGGCAATTAGCTAGGAGAGAATTTTGAGTAATATCCGAGAGGTCATATCTCATTATCTTGATATCTCTGGAGATAAGTGTTGCTGCCCTTTTCACAAGGAACGCACACCATCTCTGAATATCTTTGACGATACCAATTCATTTTATTGTTTTGGCTGTGGTCAGAGTGGGGATGAGATTGAGTTTGTGAAGGACTACAAAGGTTTGACATTTCCCAACGCTGTTAAGGAAGTGTGTTCAATTCTGAAATTAACCAAAGAGGAGCTTATGGAAAGTAAAGATAAAGAAAAGGTTGCTGAGAAAGTAGCTATTGAGAATGCTGAAGTTATGGATGTTGAAGAAGTTAAATCTCTCATTCAATCCACAGGATATGTGAGTCATGGGTATCGCGGTATCCGAGATGACATTAACAAATTCTTTGGGCATTTGAGTAAACTGGATAGTCAAGGTAAAGTCCTTGCACGCTACTACCCAGAAACCAATAACAACGGTAAGTTGACAGGTTATAAATGCAGAAACACACCAAAGGACTTTAGTCACGGAAACCAAGGAATTACTGGCAGTAAGAGTCAACTTAGTGGTCAGGTGAAATTCAAATCCCCCGCTAAATATGTTCTCTATGTTGGTGGCGAGGAGGATAAAGCAGCAGCTTTTCAGATGCTCAAGGATAATCGTAAGGATCAGGAGTTCGATTCTATTCCTGTAGTAAGCTCAACGGTTGGTGAGTTGACAGCAGCCAAACAAGCTGCCCAACAATATGACTGGTTTGACATGTACGATATCATCGTAATTGGCATGGATAACGATGAAGCTGGTCGTGCTGCTGCAAAGAAGATTGCAGACGTTCTACCAAAAGAGAAAGTACGAATTGCTACATGGTCCGGCAAAGATCCAAATCAGATGTTGATTGATGGTAAAGAGAAACAATTTGTTCGTGATTTCTACAATGCAAAAGAATTCATTAGTAGTGGTATTTCCTCTTCTGGTGACGCTGAAGCTGGTTTGGCTGAGTTCCTGACAGCTCCAAAGATTGGTCTACCACCTCAACTGAGCAAGCTTGAGGCTGCAATGCGTGGTGGTATCAAATCTACTGGCTCCGTTGTGAACATTATTGGTGACACAAGTATTGGTAAGAGCTTTCTGTCTGACACTCTGATCTATCATTGGTTGTTCAACAGTCCTCGTGTACCAACAATTGTCAGTCTTGAGCGAACTAAGGAAGAGTTGACAATTGATTTGCTGTCAATGCATCTTAAGAAAAACCTGATGTGGTTCACAGATGGTCACGATGCTGTGGATTATCTGAATCAACCTGAAGTACAAGTATTGAAGAATAATCTTCTTTACAACGAAGCTGGTGAGCCTCGATTCTTTATTATTGATGAGCGGGAAGGGGAGATTGAACTTCTCAAGCGTCAGATGGAGAAAAGTGGTAAAGTCAATGATTCACGACTGATGGTGATTGACCCACTCACTGACTTCTTGCGATCATTAGGGACAGAGGTTCAAGAAAACTTTATGATGTGGCAGAAGTTGCAAAAGAAGAATGGTTTTGTATTCATCAACATTCTTCACACCCGCAAGCCACCAACTGATAAAGATGGCAATGTTCGCAAGGTTACGGAATATGACGCACTTGGTTCTGGGACATTTATCCAGTCAGCAGACGTGAATATTGTGATCAATCGTGATAAGATGGCTTCAGATCCGATTGAGAAGAATACGACCTATGTTGACATGCCTAAGTGTCGTGGGGGTATCACTGGTGAGATTTGTGCGCTATACTATGACGCTGAAACTCGTCAGCAGTATGATCGTGATGAGTATTTTGACCGTAAAGTAGAAGATCCACCGCAACATCATGCGGATGAGATTGATTTTTAAGGAGAAGGTTTTGGATAAGAAGTGGTATGAATCAGACTTTATTTACGATTTGGAGTCGTACCCGAATGTTTTCTCTATGAGCATCATCCATGCTTCTGGTAAACACATGCGAGTTTTTGAGATTAGTGATCGTAAGAATGAAATTGAAGGGATTGCTAAATGCTTGCGATATCTGGTTCAGAATAAATGTCGTATGGTGGGATTTAACAATAACTCATACGACTACACTCTTATCCATGAAATCATTAAATCTCTGAAGGAAGCAAAGCAAACTGGTAAAGCTCCAAATATTACAGCTCAGAAGCTTTACAAACTCACAACTCAAATCATTACAAAAATGCAGTCTGAAGATAAGTGGTACGGCATTAAAGAAGCTGACCACTTTATTCAACAGGTTGATTTGTATAAAATTCACCATATGGATAACATGGCGAAAGCTACATCTTTGAAGATGTTGGAAGTGAACATGCGATCTACCAACGTGGAGGATTTACCCTTTCCTGTTGGTAAGAAGCTGACAAGTGATGAAATTGATATCTTATTGCATTATAACAAACACGATGTTAATGAAACTCTGAAGTTCTATTACTACTCTTATGAGGCGATTGAGCTTCGTAAGGAGTTGTCTGAGAAGTTTGGATTTGACTGCACAAGTTTTAGTGATAGTAAGATTGGTGAAACCTTGTTTATCAACCGTCTAGAACAAGCTCAGAAGGGTTTGTGCTATGAGTACAGTAAACATGGTGGCCGTAAGATCAATCAGACCAAGCGTGACAATGTAAAGATTAAAGATTGTCTTTTTGACTATCTGAAATTTGATCGTCCTGAGTTTAGGGCTGTACATGATTGGTTGAGTAATCAGACAGTGCAAGAAACTAAGGGTGTCTTCAATGATTATGAAGAACATCAGATCGGTGATCTTGCTAAGTATGCTCAGATGAAAACCAAAAAGGTGTTGTTCAAGAATAGGTTGAATCTCGATAATAAAGATAAACCTAAAGCTGACTTTGATTTTACTGATCTAGATCACTTGGAAGAACTTCAACGTCTGAAAGATGAATTCTTGAAAGAACATCCTATGGGATATTTTGAAGAGAAGGAAACTAAAACGTCACGCTCTCATAAGCTTAAGGTAACTGCTTTCTATCGAGTGGTTGAGGCAATTAACACTGTAATTGATGATAAGGTGTACGTGTACGGTACTGGCGGTATTCACATGTCTATTGAAAGTGAGACTGTGAGAGCAGATGACGAATGGACAATTATAGACGCCGACGTCACCAGTATGTACCCGTCGATTTCCATTGCCAACAACGTGTATCCTGAACATCTCGGTATTACATTCTGTAAAGTGTACAAGGATCTATTTATGGAGCGTGGTAGATATCCAAAAGGTAGTGGTCCAAATGGTGCAATTAAGCTAGCATTGAACTCTGTGTACGGTAAGTCCAACAGTGAGTTTAGTCCGCTTTATGACCCTAAATATACCTTAACTATCACCATTAACGGTCAACTGTGCCTGTCTATGCTGGCTGAAAAACTGATTGATCTTGGTTGTAAGATGATTCAATGTAATACTGACGGTGTGACAGCTTTGGTTCCACGCAGTAAGGAAGCTGATTATTATGCAATCACAAAAGAATGGGAAAAAACTGTTGGACTTCGGTTGGAGTATGCTGTATATTCAATGATGGCTTTGGGAAACGTTAACAACTACATCGCCGTTTATGAAGATGGGAAGGTGAAGAGTAAAGGTCAGTATGAAGTTGCTCACTTTGAAAAGCTTGGATGGTCTAAAAACCATTCTGCGATGATCGTGCCAAAGGCTGCACTTGACTACATTGTTTATGGTAAAGATATTGAAGAGACTATTCGTTCTCACAAGGATGAATTTGATTTTCTTTTGAGGGCGAAAGTACCACGTAGCTCAAAGCTTTATCTTTGTTATGAGGACGGTCGTGAGGTTCAGCAACAGAACATCTGCCGCTACTATCCATCTGAACAAGGTGGTAAATTGGTCAAGCTGATGCCAGCCTTGATTGATGGTGGTGAATGGCGTAGACTTGGATTGGACACTGAATGGACGGTTGAGACGTGCAACAACATTGCAGAGTTTGACTGGAATAAACTTAACTATGATTATTACATCAAGGAGGCTCAAAAGCTGATTGATGGTGTGGGGATGAAAGAAATTGAAAATAATGCTTTACAGGGCCATGAAAACGTGGAATAATAGATCTATTGAAAATAATTGTGGACTCATATGAAGAAAGTAATCAAACCGTTAGACGAGGGTTCAATATACGAGACGATATACGGAGAGGGTTTCAAGGTTGTTTGGTATATAGGCAGGGATAAGATACTGATTGAATTCCTAGACGAAACAGCACACCTGCACTGGACATCAAAGTGCCAGATACTTAGAGGAGACTTTAGGAATCCTTATAGAAAAACAGTCTATGGTAGAGGATTCCTAGGTTTTGGTAAGTACAAAACTAAAGAGGGTAGGAAAGATACCTTAGAATATAAAACTTGGGCCGGTATATTTCGCAGATGTTATGAGCAGGACGATTGTGGTAATAATCTAGAGCCAACTTATCAAGGGTGTGAAGTTGATGAAAGATGGTATAATTTCCAAAACTTTGCATCTTGGTTCTGTAGTAGAAAACAATATGGAATGGGGTGGCACTTGGATAAGGATATTACTGTTTCGGGTAACAAGGTATATGGTCCAGATACTTGTACAATGTTACCTGTACAACTTAATGCCTTGATTGTTGGGGAAAGATTAAAGTCTAGAGAGTTACCTGTAGGAGTATACAAGGATCGTTATGGATATAAGGCGGGAACTGGTAAAGTATATGCCGGATTTTATAGAAATGTAGAAGAAGCACACCAAGCGTATAAAGTTAGAAAAGGAGAGTACATAAGGGAGGTTGCTGAAGGTTTTAAAGAATTTCTTGATGCAGAAACGTTTGACAAACTAATGAACTTTGAAGTTAAATAACTGGAGAAATAAAATGCAAACCAAATTTGAATACCTGATCACAGATTACAAGAATCTTTTTGCAGTATGTAGCACAAGGGAAGAATCGAGAAAAGAATTGCGCGAGATTAAAGCATTGGGTTACAAAGATGCTAAGATTGTTCGCGAAGAGTTTGTAAAGATTTCGGAAAAGGTTGTTCGGTAATGGGCAGCGTAACATTAAAAGATTCTGTAGAAAAAGTTGGTGATGCATCAATTTCCACTGTAGAATATGTCTTCTCAGATATTCAGGACTTTCTGCTTTGGGAGTCAAGTAAACGAGATGCTATGAATCAGGCTGTAAAGAGCTTTGTTGATAGTCAGTTGTTTGGTGGATATGAAGAGCCTGTCGAAGAAACGGCTGTAGTGGATATTAATGTTAAAAAGAAAGAAACTAAACACTAATTAAGGAGAAGTAAATGAAAGTTGCATTTTTCGGTATCGTTGTTGTAATTGCTGCAATCTTGATGGCTCTAGCAGTTGTCTCGGGTATTGGTTATGGTCTATACTTGTTGGGTGTTGTTGGCCTGACATTTGGTCCAGCGGCTTGGGCAGGATTTGTACTGTGGGCTAAGATGTTTGGCGGCGGGTTTGTGTTGTACATCGCCGGCATTCTTGGTGTTACACTTAGTAAGTAAAAAGAATTTACGGAAACGTAGATATCGATTCGTAAGAATCAATCCCTCACAATATTGTGAACTAAATAAATACACACCAAATAGAGAAAATTAAATATGACTGCTTCTGTAATTGTAAAGCAACTTCCTAAGTCTGGCACTTTGGAAACTTTTAATGTATACGTGCTGAATGCTCCAGTGTTCTATGCAGCGGTACACACTCCCAAGAGCAAATATCAGAGTACCGATAAAGAGTTCAGTCTGACAGCGTTTGTGGACGAGGCAACTAAAGACAAACTGCTGGACGAAGTGATGTTGAACAAAGGTTTTGCACTTGTAGGTAAGGACAAGACAACTAAGCCGCCACGTCGGATTAAATATCCTTTGTCCAAGGACGTTGAGGAAGGTAAGACCAACTATGATGTAGTGGAAGGTATGTACGGCTTTGGTCTTGCAAAGCCTGAGTTCAGCAAGAAAGGCAACCCGATGACTGTCAATGTTATTGACAAAGAAGGTCAAGCGTTTACTCAGGACATTGGGAATGGCTCAGTTTGTACTTTGAAATTGTTCGGCTATCGTAATCCTGAAGGTCAACTCACTGTTACATTGGACACTGTACAAGTAGTAGAACACATTCCTTATGAGGGTCGTACTTCCTCGGATGAAGTTGTTGATGATGTGATGGGTAGCTACAAGGTGAAGAAAGCTGAGGCTAAACCTGCTGAAGAGGAAACTCCTGCACCGAAAGCCAAGGCTGCTCCACAACCAGTACCGGACTTTGCAGCGCTCGACGATGACATTCCATTCATGCGTATCAGTGATCGTCTGTTGATGATTATCTAAAGGAATTTAAGAGCAAGGATGCTCAACCATTTAAACAAATTAATTGCTAGGAGATTTAAATATGAAAGAACGTCAATCGCTGTACAGCCGTGCATATCAACTGGCTCAAGAAGCTATCACCAATAAAGAAGACATGAAAGAACTGGCGGGGGAATTTACTTACGACAAAGAATACAACACCGATGGTTTTGATAAAGTTGAAGTGAAGAATATTGTTAAAGCAGCCCAAGCAAAAGCGAAGCAAGATAATCTTGCAGAGAAGGTTGAAGAGCTGAATAAGCTGCAACAGATTCAAGAAGCTTATAGCTGAGTAGTTAATTCAAATAGCCGGTGAAATATCCGGCTTTCTTGTAAGAGGAGAATTAAATGAATAATCTTTATAGTTTCTATGTTGATTGCGGTCGTCAAGGTAGTTTGGATGGTTTGTTCATCGCTACACAAGAACAAGTAGATAAAGCTATTGGTTGCGAGATGTACTTTGGCGAAGTTCTTGGTAAACACTCTGATGTACAAGGCACTCTTGAAGCTCATGAGATTAAGTTGGTTTCAAGTGACCAAGACAAAGTTGAGTGGCTTCTTGAACTTCTTGGTGAAAATGTAAGCGGTTTTAATCCTCTTGACTACATTCAAGAATCTGATGAAGAAGAGGAATATGAGGATGACGAGTAAACAATACACCGCTATAGTAGACATCGACACTCTCATAATCCACGCTGCCCTTGCTGGACAAGAAACATCTGTAATTGTCACACACAAAGAAACTAATTGGAGTAAGACTTTCAAGAATCAAACTGAATTCTTTGGTCACTTCAAAAAGAAAGAAGGGGGATGGCTTGCAGAAGTAAATGCAAAGAAAATTGAGAAAGGTCTTGAGCCTGTATCAGCGGATGCATTTGAAATTACTCCCGTTGTTGTAAAGATTGCTGATCAGTACACAGATGAAGGCGATGTAATTACTGCTGAGACTGTTGTGAAAGGTCGATTCAAGAATAAGATCGAAGCTATTACTTCTCAAGCTTGGTGCAAAGACTTTAAGATTTGCTTTGGTACTGGTAAGAACTTCCGATACGATATTGCACAGACTCAACCTTATAAAAATGAACGTCCTGTAAAACCTTTGTTGTATGAAACTGTCAAAGAGTATATGCTTTGGAAATACAAAGACAAAATGCTTATTGTTGACGGCGTTGAGACGGATGAGATTGTAACCCAAGAAGTTTGGAAAGCTTGGATCAAAGCAAAACGTAAACATGAGAACTTAGATGCTGTGGCTTGTTACATTGACAAGGACATTTCGCAGTTCCCATGTCTTTGGTATAACTTCGATAAGCCTGAACTTGGTTTAGTGAAAATTGATGCACTTGAGGCCGTAAAGAACTTGGCTGTTCAGCATCTCAAGGGTGACACAATCGATTCGATTCCCGGTCTCCCGGCATTACCAGAAGATATGTATAAGCAGTATTCTCTGCGTAAAACTAAGGGTATTGGGGAGACTACGGCAAGAGGGCTGCTAGCGGACGCTAGCTCTCCTAAAGAGGTTTTTGAGCGGGTAGCCGCCGCATACAAAGGGTATTACGGAGAGGAAAAACAACCATTCACTTCGTTCCGTGGTGATGAGTCTGAAAGGGATTGGTTGGATCATCTGAATGAGCAATTTAGACTTCTTAGGATGCGAACTGATGTGACTAAAGACGTTGGGCATGTTAGAGACTTTCTAAAGGCAATGGAGATTGAAGTGTGAAAGAACCTTGGAAACAATCTCCAGATGTGTGGCCTACAAAGTCAAGCTTTTTCACATGGCTTAGGGGAGCACTCAGAAAGTCTATCTGGCAGTTTTACCCACCAAAGATGCAGTTTAAGAATGAAGGATGCTCTAAACCACCAGAAGACTACAAAGGGCGTGCAAAGTCTGGAGCCTACTGTGAGCTGACAGGAGAGTGGACAGGGAAGTCATTGCTGGAAGTGGACCATAAGATTGGTAACGTAAAGTTCACCGAGTGGGAAGATGTACTTCCATTCATTCTTCACTTATGTTGTGATAAAGATGAAATGGCCTTGGTGAATAAGGAAGCGCATAAGGTGAAATCTTACGCTGAGAGGATGGGGATCAGTTTCGAGGACGCACTCATCCAGAAAGAGATTATTTCTATCTGTAAGGCAAAGAAAGATATTGCATGGCTGAAAGAACGTGGTATAGTGCCAGCAAGCAACGCCAAGAAAAGGCGTCAACAAATTGAGGAGGAAATGAAGAATGCTGATATTTCACTTCAAACCTGAAAACATGCTTGAACTCAACAAAGAAGATAACCGAAAGAAATTAATGGATACTCTCAGGAAGTTTCAAGAAGCTGATGAGGAGCTTGAGAGGATCTGTAGAGAACTTGGCATTGATAAACCTGAAATGGTTTGTAGGAGTATGGAAATTGACTGAACCAAAACCAAATAAAACCTACATTATCCAACACAAAGAAACAAAAGAGTTGTTCATTGCACGGTCTGGCAAGTCCTCTTGGAAACAGCCTGGACATGCCAAGAATGCTTGGAATCAAAGCTTCTATTCATCCAAACAAGTAGAGGCTCTTGGGATGAATATGATAGCTGATGCCAGTCGTTATAATCCTGAACGTACTCGTGTTCCGCTATTCTCAGAGCAAGATAACTTTGAAGTGGTAGAACTTAAACACGAAGCTCATAGTAAACTTGACGAGGCTGTTAATCTTCTTCGATCTGTCCTAGGTCGTTGTGATTATCAAGTACATAATGAAATCGTTAAATTTTTGGAGAGTGTAGAATGACTGACAAAACTAAGATGTCCAACCTTGAATCCTATCAGGAATTAACTATTCAAATTTCTACGCTAAATCTAAAGCTTGATAAAATTCTAAGTTTGTTGAATAAGCCACAAGAAGAATATGTAATCAACCAACTAGTAACCCACACACACTTGGACGCTCGTGACCCTGAGATTACAAGGGTGGTTAACAAAGCTATTGCTCAGCTTTCTGACAACGAAAACTTTGAGGATTCTTTTAAATGATTAAAGATTATTGGACAGCAATCTTCTGGTGTGAATTTGTCCAGTTTAGTGTTTATTTCAATGTGTGGTGCTCACAATTGGGGATATGATCCGGAGGATCTAGATATGTCAGTTATAGAGATGTTTCCAAAGAAACCAGACACAGATAAATCAGTTGATCACACTATCTCTAAGTTAGACTTCTGGCGCTGGCGGAATGAGATTATATCGAGGGATTTTCATACTTTCTCGATCTACCAAAAACAAGAGACGCTTGATACAATATTGAATATCAACAACCAGCTATATCAACTTATTTTAGAATTGAAGGGAGAGATTTAATGAACATTACGTTCTTCACATTGGAGGATGCTTTAGACTGTGTATGTGATATTGACGGGAAAGTGTTCAGTTATCTAGATGGTGAGCCAGAGAATGCAATCTACAACCTTTTGAGATTTTGTGGGCACACTGTTAATCGGGTTGAACTTACAGAAGAAGAATATGAGGAGAAGTTTCAGTGAGTGAGTGGAATTGGAGAGATAAAGCACAACGACTAAAAGAACAAGGTTTGTCTAGTCGGGAAATTGGTAAAATTTTAGGTAAGGGGAAATCTACTATTAATGATTATCTATCTTTAGTGAAAAAGATGGCTGCAAATATTCCTCTAGAAACAAAAGGTCCAAAGATTCTATTTATCGATATTGAAACGAAGCCCATCCTTGCACATGTATGGCGACTATTTGATCAGAACGTTGGATTGAACCAAATCCAAGAAGATTGGTCAATCTTGTCTTACTGTGCAAAATGGAAAGGGTCTGACGAAGTAATTTATGAAGACCTTCAAGGATCTGCTGATTTTGAAGATGATAGTAAACTTCTTGGTAATCTTTGGAAGTTGATGAATGAAGCCGATATTATTGTTGGTCAAAACAGTAAACGATTTGATGTGAAGAAAATCAATGCGCGTTTGGTACTGAACGGCTACCCTAAGCCAAGTACATTCCGTCAGATTGACACACTCAACATTGCTAAAGCTCAGTTTGGTTTTACAAGTAATAAGCTTCAATACATGACAGATCAGCTTTGCACCAAGTATAAGAAACTTGAGCATGGCAAGTTTGCAGGCCACTTGCTTTGGTCAGAATGTATGAAGAATAACCCAGAAGCTTGGGCTGAAATGAAACTGTATAATATCAATGATGTGTTGAGTCTAGAAGAACTCTACGACATTCTCAGTAGCTGGGACAATACACTTCCTAACTTTGATGTCTATGTAGATGAAATTCTAGATATGTCTGTGTGGGAAGAAGATGGTTTCCATTACTCCAACGTGGGTAAATACAAACGGTATCGCAATAAAGTTACTGGTGTTCAACGTAGGTCGCGTGTTAATCTATTAAACAAAGAAAAGCGTGATAGTTTGTTGTCTAATATTGCGGGGTAAGTAAATGAGCATTCACAACCGAGTACACGAAGCATATAAATACAAGCTACTAGCTGAATTTAAAGAAAACAAATATCTTCCACAAACCCCAGAAGGTCTGTTGGACTTCTTGTTTGACGATGACAGTGAATACCGTATTTACTATTACAGCGATCCGTGGGGTAGCAGTAAGCGTACTATTGGTACTCGTCTCAACACTATTTGGATGATGCCTATTTGGGCTATATGTGCCCCATTCCTATGGTTGTTTACAGGTGAGACAGGAATTAATCAGCACAGTAAGCTTGGTAAGTGGATTGCTAAAGTAACGGGGCTTTAAGTGGAAGACTACAAACTAAAGAACACTGTCAATCGCTTGGAGAATTCGGTTGACAGCTTGACTAAAGAAATCTATAATCTTAAACAATAGCAAGCAGATATGATTGAGCAGATTAAACGACTGAAGGGAGAGAAAGATGATTGCAAATAGTAGGTTTACAGATGGTGACCGTGTAATCTCTGTAAGGGACACGTCAGATGTGCCGGAAGGCTTTATTGGCACTTTACAGCACGCTCAAGGCGTGTTTGATTATGAAGTGACAGATGATAAGGGTAAAATGGAGTTATTTAATGATGATGAACTTGAGTTGTTGAGTGTCAGCAGTAAAGTTCATATCCCAAACGGCCTAGATCGTGATGATATTACACCACAAGAGATTCAAGGTATTCACCAGTCAGCACTAGACAAACAAGTCAGTGGTAATCACTATAAAGATTGTGGTATTCAACCAATTGAGTATATTCACGCGAATAACCTTAGCTATCTTGAAGGGAATGTGATTAAATACACAACTCGACACAGCAAGAAGAACGGGAAACAAGATATTCTTAAAGCTATTCATTACCTTGAACTAATCTTGGAAATGGAGTATAAAGGTGAAACAGAGTAAGCTTCAGTCTCTGACGGAGACACTGACAAATACTGGTGTAGGAATGGTAGGAAGTTGGTTACTAACAATGGCTTGCCTAATGTTCTTCACTACACCAGTTGGGATTGCAACATCGACCACCATTGCTTGCACTGTATGGTCGCTAGGAAGGGGTTATGTTGTAAGGCGTTATTTTGATTCAAAGCTGCAAACACAAATTAATTAAGGAGAGTTTTGGTGTCAAAGAAAGAATGTATAAAGTTTGGTTATGCAATCGGTAATCAACCTGCCATGGGTGATCACTGGGAAGTTTGGAAACAAGTGAAAGCTCAGTCTAAACTTATCCTAGAAGAAGTGAATGAACTTGAGGATGCTTGTTCAGAGGAAGACCTTCTAGAAGTGCTGGACGCTGTAATGGACATCAAATACCTTAACACATATCTGGAACATCTGCTGGAAGCTTACGGCTGTAAGACAAAGCTTGCTTGGGAAACAGTGTGCTCAAATAATGCACAGAAGATTACAACCAGCTACACCTACGCACAAAGCAGTAAAGAATACCTAGAGTCTCGTGAAGAGGGTGAATTCTATATTGATGAAACTTTGTTTGAAGGTGAACGTCTATATACGGTAAAGCGCATGTCTGACAACAAAGTAATGAAGCTGAAGTCTCATGTACGTCCAGAACTTACCACTTGTATTCCTGAAGAGTTTAAAGTATGATTCACGCAAGCACTCAAACAGCTAGACCTAAAGCAGACTGGAAAGATTATGTCTTCAACAAAGAAGACTACAGTAAAGTGGTAGCTTCGGGGATGTGTTGGGTGGTTTTTCCAGACTGGCCTACACCACAAGAGTTTGAAGAGTATTTGAATAATAAGGAGAAAGAAGTTGTTTGAATTTATCAAAGCGCAAGTAATCGGGGTAACAACACCGACTGTAGATTTCATCCCGACAGCAGAAGACCTTCCAGCCTTCTGCGCAAGGGTGAGTAACCCAGACAATCAAAAGAACTTTGATACAGCGGCAGGGCTTCTTAAATACTGCATGCGAGTTGGTCACTGGTCTGTATTTGATATGTCCAATATCGTTGTAGAGATTGAGGCTCCACGGGATATTGCAAGGCAAGTGTTGCGACATTCAAGTATTAAGTTTCAAGAATTCAGTCAGCGTTATGCAGTAGCCCAGAACTTTGTTATTCGTGAAGCTCGTCTACAAGACACAAAGAATCGTCAGAATAGTGTTGAGCTTGATAAGTTTAACGAAGAAGATTTTAACCTGATGCTTGCTTGGGAGAACAAGCAGCGAGAAGTGATTGAACTAGTTAAAAAGAATTATAACTGGGCACTAGATAACAATATCGCCAAAGAGTGTGCTCGTGTTATTCTTCCTGAAGGTAATACAATGAGCTACATGTATGCAAACGGTACAGTACGCCAGTGGATTACCTATCTGAAAGTTCGTGATGATCTAGGTGTTACACAGAAAGAACACGTAGACCTTGCACGAAAGATTAAACCTGTTATCATTGAACACTTCCCGTTCCTTGAAGAGTTGATGGAGAAATAAAATGATTAACGTAGATTACAAGTTCTCTGATTTCGTAAAAGAATATCAAAACCTATTAATGATTCGTTTGGGGATGAGTGTTAGTGAATCGTCACGTTACATTGTTGATGTTATAGAAGACATCGAGGCGGCAGTTATGCAAGACATTTCAGCATTTGAATTTTTCCAAGACGAACTTAAAGATGGGGTAGATGTATGAGTGGTATCGGACATGTGTTGAGCATTAGTGATTTGCTTCTAATTGATAATTTCAAAGCTGCTTTTGGTAGTGATGATAAAGTGGCCCTTGAAAAGATTCTTTTTGATAACGGCATTGATGTAGAAGAGCCATACACACTTGAGTATTCTAAGCATCGTAATTTGCGTGGTAATATTGTAAGTTGTGAACGATTTGTAGGAATTGAAAGGTCTGATATTAGCTGGCTGAAGTCTGGGGCGAGTAGTTGGGAAAATATCGTAGCTAATTGTGATCTAGACCTACGCATTCAATTGATGAATATGGGCAAGAATTACAGCAATACGGCACACATTGTGTCTGAGCTTGAACGACACGCTAATTAAGGAGTATTTGTGGGAAAGAAACTAGTTTATGGAGTAGGTATAAATGACTTAGGTTACCCTATAACTAAGACAGAACAAGGTATTCGTGTATGGGAGTGTCCTTATTATAACAAGTGGATTGAGATGTTGAGGCGTGGATTCTCTGAAGCTGAGAAAGCAAGGCATTCAACTTATAAAAATACAACCGTCTGTGATGAGTGGAGAACAGCAAGTGTGTTTAAAGCTTGGATGGAGCAACAAGACTGGAAAGGGTTGGACTTGGATAAGGATATACTTTTAAAAGGTAATAATATTTATAGTCCAGAAACAACAGTATTTGTTCCATCCTATATCAACACCTTACTTGTAACGAGCAGCGCTATTAGAGGTAAGTGGCCTTTAGGAGTATCTTTTGTAAAACAGAATTTCTTAAAAGGTGTGAGTAAAGTATTTAGGGCATCTATTAAAGATAAGAGAAACCTTGAATGTATACAGAAGAATCTGGGACATTTTACAACACAAGATGAAGCTCATAGAACTTGGCAACAAGCTAAATATGAAGTATTCTTGCGGCGTCTAGATGAATACTCAAAAGACCCTCAGTTCAATCAGAAAGCATATGATGCAATCAAGATTCGTGCAATTAATTTAAAACTAGACATAGCTCTAGGAAAAGAAACTTTTAATATCTAAGGAGTAACAATTGAATACCGCTGGCAAAAAGATGATGAGTTCTTCTAAGTTTCACATGGGTTATTCTCGTTGGGATGAAGTGAAAGGAGGTTACGAAAGCTGGGGAGAGTCTGTTGAACGTGTGATGAATATGCACCGTCAGAAATATGCTTCTGTAATGACACCAGAGCTTGAAGAGTATATTGTTTTTGCAGAACAAGCCTACAAAGATAAAATTGTACTGGGGGCACAACGAGCATTGCAGTTTGGTGGTGAACAGTTGTTCAAACATGAAGCTCGTATGTATAACTGTTCAGTATCTCACTGTGACCGTGCCACTTTCTTTCAAGAAGCTATGTACTTGTTGTTGTGTGGTTGTGGTGTTGGCTTCTCTGTTCAAAGTCATCATGTTGCAAAACTCCCGAAAGTTCATAAGCGTTATGAGAAGAAAGTAAAAGTATTCCAAGTTCCAGATACAATTGAAGGCTGGGCTGACGCATTTGGTGTATTGTTCAGCAGTTACTTTGTTGATGGTGGCAGCTTCCCTGAATATAAAGGTTGCCAAGTACACTTTGATTTCAATAAGATTCGACCTAAAGGTTCATTGATTTCTGGTGGTTTTAAAGCTCCCGGTCCAGATGGTTTGCGTAGTGCGTTGGTCAAGTGTGAAGCTCTACTAGAAGCATTAGTTGAGGGGAAAACAGAGGCTGTTAGCGTTCCAACCATAACAGCCTATGACTTTGTTATGCACATGTCTGACGCTGTTTTGAGTGGGGGTGTTCGCCGGTCTGCAACCATCTGTATGTTTGATAAAGATGATGAGTTGATGTTGAAGGCCAAGACGGGGGATTGGTTTGTTGACAACGCCCAACGTGGCCGCTCAAATAATTCTGTTATGCTAGTACGAGACGAACTAAGCCGTGAAGAGTGGGCTAACATTATGAAGTCTGTTAAAGACTTTGGTGAACCCGGTTTTATCTTCACAGAGAATAAAGAGTTCTGTTTCAATCCTTGCGTAGAAATTGGGATGTTGCCTGTAACAGAAGATGGTGTGTCAGGCTTTCAATTCTGCAATTTGTCGGAGCTGTCGGGGGACAAGTGCACAAGTAAAGAAGCTTTTCTTCACGCATGTAAAGCTGGTGCAATTCTTGGGACATTGCAAGCGGGTTATACGAATTTCAAGTATCTGTCTGATGCAACACGTAAGATTACAGAAAAAGAGTCTTTGCTTGGTGTGAGCATTACCGGCTGGATGAACAATCCTGATGTTCTGTTTAATCCTGAAAACATGATTGAAGGCGCTAACGTTGTTAAAGCTACAAACAAAGAAGTTGCACATCTCCTTGGAATCAATCAAGCAGCACGAACTACGGCTGTAAAGCCAAGTGGTAATGCTTCTGTTATTCTTGGTACAGCTTCTGGTATTCACGGGGAACACAGTCCTAAATACTTGCGTAATGTCCAGATGAATGTAGGAGATGAAGTTACTCGTATCATCACTAAAACCAACCCTAAAATGGTTGAGCCAAGTGTTTGGAGTAGTAACGGGACAGACGTTGTAGTTAGCTTCCCTGTTGAAAGTAAAGAGGGCAGTATTTACAAGTCTGATTTGATGGGCGTGAAGCAGCTTGATTATGTAAAAACTGCTCAGCAATATTGGATTGAACACGGTACTAACTATGAGCTTTGTGTTGACCCTGATCTTCGTCACAACGTAAGTAATACTATTACAGTTGATGATTGGGATGAAGTTGAGGAATATATCTACAACAATCGTAAATGGTTTGCGGGTATTTCTCTTCTGAGTAGTATGGGTGATCGGGCATATGCTCAAGCACCGTTTACTGAAGTGTTTACAGCACAACAGATTGTAGATATGTATGGGGATAGCTCAATGTTTGCATCTGGTTTGATTGTTGGTGCATTGCAAGCGTTCGGTAATAACTTGTGGATGGCCTGTGATACAGCACTTGGTTATGGGTTGAAACTTGACCCTGAAGACTCTAGTGACTTGTTGAAACGTGATTGGGTACGACGAGTTAAGAAGTTTGCAGAACGTAACTTTGACGGGGATGTTATGAAACTTACCTTTATGCTCAAGGATTGTCATAATCTGCATAAATGGGTGGGCATTAATAGTAACTTCGTTGATGTAGATTTTGCTGTTGACCTATCTCAACAAAGCTACACAGAAGTAGATACAATGGGCAGCCAGGCTTGCGCAGGTGGTGTGTGTGAGATTAGCTTCTAATGGACTACATGGAACTAATGGAAAAGGTAGGTACACAGTCAAACGTATCTCACTCGTGCCCTCGATGTGAAAACCCGGTTAGATGCGACATTATGCTAGGTAAAAACACTTGTTGGTGCTTCAGTGTACAGAGCAAGGGGTTAGAACTGAACGACGTTTGTATGTGTAAAAACTGCCTTAACAAGGCTTGACACGCTAATCTTATATGCTACACTTGACCCTACAAGAGCAGAGATGTTCTGTAGGGTTTCTTTTTATCTGGAGATTAATAATGACACGCGAAGAATTTGAATATCAATTGCTAGTGGTTGCAGACATTCAACGTCGTGAGGGTTGGAGTGAAAAGAGTATTGGACTTTATGCGCAGGAAAGAGTAAAATGAAAGACCATGAATTTAGACAAGAGGCAGCACGACAAAAGGCTGTGGAGAAATCTAAGAAAGTTAAATATATTCGTTACCCTTGAGGCTTAAAATGATGAAAGGTTATGAAGATCTAATTGCAGGATTACTCCTTCTAATTGTTGTACTAGTCGGTGGTTACACTTACCTGCAGAGTGAGGTATTTAAACAGAAGCAGAGTTTGCAAGTTCCGCTTGTTAAAGAGAAACCAATAGTGCAGAGAAGTGAGAAGACAATGTTCGAAACTGTTGTGAAGAGGACTGAGTGATGAATATCTATACTGCAATGAGTGACAAAGAAGTAGAAGAAGCTACAAAACTTCAAGACCTTATCAAGTCAGTAGTTAGTGCGTCAGAGGATATGTCAAGGGTGCTTGACTATAGATTTGAAGTTAGATTTGCTGGTGTTGGGCAAACAACTCACTTCGTCTGTGAGGAACTGGGTATTAACAAAAATATTACAGATTATAATTGCTGGTAATTTGTAGGCAAAAGAAAGCCCCGAAAGACTCACGTCCTCGGGGCTTAAACATATCTGAAATAAGGCTAATGGCGTAGCCTATGTGCCTAGTGGCTTCTTATTCTTAGCTTTAATTATTCGTCAACGTGTTGATATTATTATTCACGATTTTCTGATTATTCTTCTTGTCAGCTTGCAACTGTTTCATTTGCATCTCAAGCACATACACACGTTGATCTGTGCCAACTTGATAGCTGTCTTGTTTCTCTGATACATTGTTAATACGCTTTTCAAAGTATTCAACATTGTTCTTTATGGTATTCAGAGATTCTTGCTTTACTACATCCAACTTCAAACCGAAGTTACCTACATCCTCTGAGCTTTTGCTATTAGTCATAATGATAGCCAACATCGCTACTAACAGAACAAAAGTGAGTAGGTGAATAGTCCTTTCAAGTATCGTCCATATCATTGGATGCCTCTACCGTTGTTTGTTTTTAACACCTACAAAGTAGAGTTCGATGGTACGAATAATCTCTTGTTTGTCTGCTGCACTTCTTGCAATTAGGTCAGAGATACTGGCGTCAATCTTGTTGTTCAATCTGTTCTCTACCTCCCTCAAATCTTCTCGGTTTACCTTGCCTGTCTGCATCGTAAGAACTTTTTCTTCAAGTCCTTTGAAGTCTGCTCGTTGAGCTTGGTAAGTCAGAAAGAGGGCACTAACAATCAAAGAGAGCATACCCAAACAGAGTCGCTCCCATAGGTTGTTGATCCTAATGTTAGCATCGTCATTTGACATTATAAAGGGCCTTTTGTTTTGCTTTGTTATCCTTAATCTTATTCATCTGCTTTTCCCACTTAGCAATACAACCTACATTAGTGTTCTGAGCAATAGCTAAGTCAATAAGACTCTCTCCAGTAGGAGTAGGTTTACAAGGGTTTACCAACAGATTGTCCGGGGGAAACACATTGGTCACTGTCGGGGTAGACTGAACACCAGCCGTTGCGAAGCAGCCTTGTAACAGAAGGACTAAGAAGCCCATCATCAGGCAAGAAATTGCTTTCATTTTTAGTAGTCTCTTGTTTAGCAGCCACAACTGTGACAACTTTACTTATTACTTTCTTCACTGTAGCCAAGTCTTTAAGTTGACTGTTTACAGGAGAAATACCTTCATCAATCTTATTCTTCTCAGATACAAGCTCAGCACCAGACTCAGAGTCTATTTGACAGCTTAAATCCTTTAAGTTAAGGGACTTTTGCATGTCAGAATTGACGTTAATAGCTTGGACTAGTGCTTCCACAGCTACTACTTTATCGTCGTGCAGAGATAGAGAAAGCCAGCCTAAAGCACCTACTGTTGCAGACAATCCAAAGATGATGTAGAACATCCAGCTATTGAACATCCTCATCATCCTCTTTCTGTGAGGTTTGTTTTAGGAACCTACCAACAAAACCAAGACTAGCAACACCACCCATCACTAACACAATATAGAAAGGGCTCATATAGACAAGCCCCATTCCAAATGCTAAGGATAGACCGTAAGCTAAGGCAATGAGGACGTTAGCAATCAAACTGAGTGCAGAGTAGGAATGGAGTTGTTTCTTCCAGTCTTCAATAATAGAAGGAGGCTTACTTACCTTTAGTTTCATTAACTAACCCCTCCACTTCAATTGGAATTTCATTCATACAATATTTATATTCCAATGAACGTCTGATAACTAATCCCTTAAGCATTTTCTTTTTCGCGTAAACCCATTTGGTCAGCTCTTGACAAGCCCCGTCATAGTCCTTTGCATTAAGTTTCTTAATCATTGTACTAGATGAGAAATTACCAATACCGACATTATAAACAAATGATAGCATTGCAGCGTGTTGGTAATCAGACTTAAATGGAACCTTAACAACAGACATTAACTGCTTGTCATGTTTGATAAGATCATCAGCAAACACTTTGTCACATTGGTCAACTGTAAAGGTTTGCCCAAGCTTAAGTTCTGGTCCTGTGTGGCCTCTACAACTTGTAACGATGTTCACAGGATCTAAGTAGGTTTTAGTTATAAGACCCTCGCTAGGTGCAATAAGGAAGGAGCCAGAAAGGGCTAACGCAGTGCCCAAACCAACCCCAAGGAGCTTTTTATACAAATTAGAGTTGGTGATCATTAATCCTACATCCCTTCAGTTGGTTGCACAGGCCACACCACTTCTGTAGGCCAATTAGCTTGAGCAGTTACTCGTCCCAGCAGTACACCGTAAGTTTTCCAAGCTTTAAGTTGAAGAACCCTTACTGGAAGTTCAGCTTCCTCTTCTTCAGTTGCCATCTCAAGTTCAATAGCATCATTGATTGTACTGACACGATTAGCGAGTGCAGTCTTCTGTACAATCGAAACTTGTGTAAGGCCTTGAAGTTTAATGGTTTGACTGGCGAGGATTTCCTCTGGAGTAGGAGGGGGAGCTACATACTCAGTAAAGGACCAAGATGTCCCTACTTGTGTAGCCACCCACCCTTGTTTAATATCCTGAACGTTAGTTACATCTACCCATATAAATTCAGGAACAAATATAGTGCTAATATCTAGGTCTGTTTCTAACAACTCTTTAACTAGAGAGTCTTCGATTAGTGCATACATAGTCATTACATATACTCCTGTACAATAATAATCCCAGCACCACCTACACCTCCCGGAGCACCGCCACCGGGGTTATTCTGAGTAATAGCACCAGAGCCACCAGAACCATAAAGGCCAATATCACCAGAGTTAGTTGTACCGGAACGTGGAGAGCCACCACCAGAGAACTGACTTCTTCCACCAAACCCTGAAATACCGTTACCGAAAATAGTTAGTAGGGCAGAGCCGCCGGCACTGCCTTTGGAATTGAACAAGTTACCACCACTAGCAGTGCCGCCCGCAGGTGGGGATATTTGAACAGGGAATGTTGACGTTGCGTTAATGGTCACACCCGCCCCACCACCAGATGTAGACAAAACACCTGCGAAAGAGGAAGCACCACCCGCGGCATTAGCAGCTCCACCAGTACCTACAACGTAGCTTACACCGGAGAATGCACTAGTCAGGAATGATTGAGAGAAGCCTCCTGCACCACCGCCACTACCCGCAGAGCTTGCACCTGCGCCAGTCGCATCGGCTGAACCACCACCACCACCACCAGCTTGAACACTAACAAGAATAGCTCGTGTACCTGGAGTTGGTGTGTAAGTGCCACTAGAAGTGAAGACACGAGTTGCAAGAAGGCCACCACTGAGTGCTTTGGACCAGTAAACAAAAGTAGTATCTGTTACAGGGTTTTGACCGGTGTGAGTTTGAATAGCCTTATAAAGCAACCCATCACTGCCCTGAACATAGCTCTTACCAGCTTGATACTCTGTAACAACATCCCATACAGAAATACCGTGTTGCAGAATATGAGCAATGGCCTGATCTTGACGATTCTGTGACCAGTTTTCCCATTGGAAAGGGGGTACTTCAGCAGTCCACCCAGTTTGTACTTTTACATTACTTGGGGCTACAATAGCACCCCCGGAAGACCACAAATAAGTGTAGTCAGGTTTATTAATCTCAGGCAATTTATTTATTCCTAACTAGTTATTCGGGCTTTGGGTACTTGTCTTTGATGGCTTGAAGTTTTTCAGTCATGTCTTTAGGGAAAAGACCTGCTGCAAACAGTGCGTCTAGCTGGTCACCAATGGAGGGGTATTCAGCTTTACGGAGGTAATAGTAGTCGTCGGCATGACGGATACGTCCTTTTGCGTCATGGACATATTCTACGTCTTCTTCAACAGTACCTTCTGGTATGGGGTTGGTAATAACTTCATTACCTTCCTCGTCCAAAGAGATGCAATAATCCCAATCCCCAACGTTAATGATTTGTCCATTAAGTGTAAATACCTTACTCATTTAGCCACCCATCCTGTGTTACCTACACCAGACTCTTTTATATATAAAGTAGTTACTGCTCCACCATCCGAACGAAGCCACTGAGAACCCACAGGAGCAGTAACAACTCCTTCCGGGGTTCCAGTTCCTCCTGATACTAGTTGCGTACCTGCTCCAATAAATAGCTGACGACTATACGTAGAAGCTGCTCTGAATGATGCCGACCCGAAAGAGGACGCGTTATCTACAGTGTGTCGTATAATACCGGGGTTAGTCATTGTCCCATCACTGAGACTGGCAACTCCCGATACAGACAGTTGAACAGTACCTGACGCAAACCTTCGAATTATTGGGGCTGCGTTAGAAACCGAGTAAATCCCAGCATTCGTATTGTCTATAGTTAGGTTGCCAGAGGATGTTACTGCCCCGGCTTCCGTGACACTAAAACGGCTAGTAAAGGTACTGTCGTACAGACGAAATACCTGCCCTGAACGAAGACGAATCCCATAAGATGTTGAAAAATTAGGACGCTCCCATTCACTATCCTGAGCAGTTTCTGGGTTGAATACGCCCGGAGTCGCAAAAGTGTAGCGAGAAGTGGTGAGGCTGGAGTCTTTAGTAAAGTACGGAGAATAGTCAACTGCATATTTAGTATTGCTGTGTTCAAAGACTGCGCCAGAGTTAGCTGTAGCGACCATCCGAGAGCCAACAGAACCTGCGAGGAACGATCCACTAACTTTAATTTCTTTCGATTCAGCATAGCAACCGAGGTGAAGAATCTCACTACAATAATCAGTGATGACGTTAATATCGTCACGACCCATACGGGTGCAATTGAGAAACTGAATCCCTCGAAGTACAGTAGATCCATCCATTTCCAAAGATGCGGAAGGAGATGAAAAAGGTGTCGTTAGAAAGCTCGATGTAGCCAAGTGTAGAGATTGATGGTTCAAGCTTCGAATGAAACAATTGATGAAGTCTGTACCAGCAAAGCCGTAGTTTGTGGAGCCTACAGCATCACGAGGGGCTCTGATAGAAACACCACGAAACCCACCGAAAGAGCAGTTCAATGCCTGCCCCAGCTCACACTGGGGGACCTGTCCATCCCCAATATCTGAAGAAGTTACTAGTAGGCCCGACTTTCTCCAATGACCATCAACGACTACGTTTTCGGTTTGCCAACCCGATGCATTACGGCACCAAACACCAACATCCCACTCATCAGAAAGGCGTCCGTCTGTGCCATCATATCCAGTCAAGCCATCAAACCATGGAATGATCCCCATATCCTTTAGTCTGGAACCTTTATCTAGAATAACACCAGCGCTGAAAGGAACAGTTAAATCAAGCGTGGCATATGTATTACCCCGTGTACCAGAGTCGGCAAGATAAGCAGCTCCACTGTCAGGATTAGCAACAGAGATAGATGTAGCATTTGCAATTGAAAAGGTCTTTGTACCCACACCCTTAAAAAGTAGCCCACCTTTAGGACGTTTTTCATAGCCCTTGCCGAGACTCCTTAGTGTTACACCTTTAGGGACTACAATAGTTGATGACACAACACTTATGCCGGGGATAAAGACCTCCCCTCCACCTACCAAGTCTATGAAGGCTATAGCATTAACTAGTGCTGTTGTGTCATCAACTACACCATCTACAACACCACCAAAACTTTTAATGTTGGCGCTGTTTAGTCTATTAAATGCTACTAAGGATGTTCCATTAAACTGGTATTCCAACCCACTTGTCCTATCAGTAACAACAAACCACTTAGGAGTTGGGCTAGAGTAGCGCTGACCATCAACATCAAAATAAAGACGATTGTCAAGAGTAAGAAAGTAAGCCTTGCCATTTACAATAGCTGGCAGGCTTCCGACAATTCCGTCAATATTCCGATCAAACAGATAGGAGAACTTAACCAAGTTTGCATCCATATCATCGTTCCAGCCGGATGACCCGTAGGGCCAACCAAAGTTTGCTTCTACGAATGGGGAAATTTCAGCAGCCATATATTTTATTCCTTAATTCTTTATATAAGTGAGGCGTACACGCCACCATCACCAAGTGTGAAATCACTGTCGCCGTATCCAATACCGTACCCTGCACCATAACCATAAGTGCCGGACAATAAATCTCCATAACCTTTAGCTCCCGGAACACCTTGGAATGCAAAGGCACCCCCTGAAATATATGTCCCATAGTTAACTCTTACACCAATCGGCTTAGGCACAAATCTAGAAGGATATCCACTTGAATAACTTACATAAGTGAGGAGCACTGTTTCAAAGTTACTTAACTCTTTGCCAATAAGAAGGGTGTATGCAGCATCGCCTTCTTCAATCAGTTGGTTATTGTCACTACCAAACACAAAGTTAATAAACTCAAGTATTTGATTTGGTGTAGCATTGGTATTATTCTTTATAATCTTGGCTTTAATGAAAAGCCTATATTGTTCATCAGTTAGGAGTGTGTTACCAGCAAGAGGGTCATCAACGCCCCTATACGGACCACCAACAGATGAATTATCCAAATCACCAAAAGACTGAGCATCTGGATAGCCAAGGTAGGCGAAGTATGTCAAGAGAGCTGTATCAATAAGCTCTCTTGGTTGTCCTACGATATCACCAACGATATCTAATTGAGCACCAACGGCAGTATCAATAGAGCGCTCTTGCATCAACTGACGGAAGACTTCTTGAAGTTCGATCTTCCCACCGAGGAGGAGTTGGAGATATTTGTCAAACGTAGGTGCAGACTCTTGGCGAAATTGTTCAGTCGTTCTAGATCTGGCAACTTCTAGATAATCTTCTATATTGAATAAATTGAGTTCTGACATCTAGATTGGTCCCCAAAATAAGTGGTCCATCTGAAGGACGTCTTTAGTGAATAACTCAGTATTACCCGTCTGTAAGATTTTTACACCTTTCGGACGGTATTCCTTGTAGAGTTTGAGAATATTTCTTTCGGCCAATAGCGCATCTGCACCATTATCAAACAGGTGGCAGTAAAGAGTTGTAAGTTTTCCTCTGTCTTTTGCTGGAAACCTTTCTCTAATACTTAGGTTTGTAATACCAACTTTCCAGTAAGTCTCGCCTTCATATTCAACTCGTAAGTAGTATAAGTTTCCCGGCTTACTGGGGTCAAAACCAGTTACTGCGCATCCCGGACAACCTCTCTTCTTTAAGTTAGAAGGTGTTGCATCCCATTCAGTTTTGCAGATTTGACACTCACAAGACAAGTGGGTCTGAGAGTTTACATACTCCCCTGACACCTTTATTTGTTTTCCTTGTGAATCCAGACGGGCTTGTATTGATTCTAAATCAGACTTCTTAAGGTGAGAGCAATTGTAGCAACCATGTAATCTTATATGCAGTGGTATCTTACTGTCTTCATAACCACAAACATTGCACATGAAATCAATGTGAGATTTATGATTGGTGAAGTTAGACAGCAAGGTGAAGTCCTTACCCATAGCTCTAAGATCTTCAATTAATTCAAGGTGGCCTAATTTAGACTTCTCTTGTTTTTCAATTGCTCTGCAACCTTGGCAATAAAAAGTACCACATCTAAGGTAGCCAGCCGTGGTCATCCACTGGTAATTACACAGTGTGCAAACAGCATTAAACTTTTCTTTGGAGTTACGATACGGACCGAAAACTACGACATTCTTATCTTTAGCGTTAAGCTCTTCTTGAAGTTCTTCTAGTGGCACGATAGCCCGCCCTACACATCTTGCACAACGAGTACCCTTTACTAGATTACAAGGGGTGGCTTCCCAAGTATACCCACATACTGGACACAGGCATTCAATATCATGCCCAGATTTTGTAAACTCAGACATAATAATTACTGTGCTGCCCCTCAGTATTAACTCTTCTTGAAGCAGATCTTTTGTACAAACCCTATCCCAATCTAATATCTTAGCCATCCTGTCAACCTTTAGTTAGCTCAGTAAAATATCAAATCAAGTGATGATAATGTTTGAAGTGGATATTGAAGCAATCGAGTCAAAACTGACGGGAATGTTCGTGGTTCCACTCGGGCTGGGGCTTGTCCCAATGAATAAGCTATTCACTTCGTGTCCTTGGACCGAATTTATTGGGGTATATAACCTGCTGTAGATAACATCATCTCCAGTTCCGAAATTGTCGATGAAGAACTGGGCAATCGAACTCTTGATGGCATCATTCCCATTAGCTGGGAAGTTCACATCAGTTGTGATATCCATACTAATGTAGACTACAACCGGATTAGGACGAGAGAAACTAATATCATGAGCAAAACCTTGGACATCACTTATGCTTACAGTGGTGTTACCATAGCTCAAAATACCAACAGGTTTGTTATCCCAAATAGCATTAGCAATGTCTGTAGACAAGCCACCGGAAACAATAGGAAGGAAGCTGTGGGCAGGGACACCATTACCGTCTACAACACTTGTATCATTCTCATAGATAGTAACTTCACTAACATTATCAAGATTGATAAGAGCAGAGTAGATAGCATCCAGTGTGTTAGTTGCACGATCAAACTTACCGTTACGAAAGCGTAGACGAAGTTGCTCGTCTGTCTCACGATCTTCACCGGGAGTAGCTGCAACAGGGTTGATTACACTATCCCAACCAAGCATTGGTGTGAGGATGGTATCAATAGTGTTTGCAGGCTGTTCAATGATTCCAGATTCTACAGCAACAACTTCACCAACGGTACGTACTTTGTTAATGCCAAGATTAACAGAAGTAGTAAAGTTTACAGTTTGGAAGATATCATTGCGATCAATTACAAGAGTCGTTCCAACAACAGAGGAGGTCAGTGTTGGGTGAGCACCAGCAATAACACTTTGCAATCCAGCCAAGATTTCAGCAACAGTAGCACTGGCATCAGATGTGTATGTGATGGTGTTAGAGGTTGTTGTATTGGCATATGTGATGGTGTAAGCTGTGCTATTCTGTAATGTGACAACAGATACGGTTATACCACTAGCGCTGCTGGGAGATAGAGAAATAGCGCCAACTGTGGTGAATTGCTCACCAGTAGTAGAGCTACTTACAGTTTGTCCTACAGGGATTAGCGTGTTAGTGTCGCCAGCAACTAGAATAGAAGAGGTGGTAAAGGTTTGTTCTTTGCGGGTAATGCCTGCGTATGCTACAAGGTTATCAAGAGCAATGCCTGTTGCGGAGTTTGGGTCAAAGGCTGCATATACTTCTTGAGCAGCTTCCCATAGGTCAGCCTCACTTGGAGCAGCTAGGGAGATGAGGCGACCTAGTGCGGAAGAGTCCGAGACGTCTACGTTATCTTGAGGCTGAACAAGGTCTTGAAAGAGTTGTACAGCCAGCGCCCTGTCATCAGCAAGGATATCAGCTAGCCTTTTAATTACAAAACCGGCATCGGTCAAACCTGCCATATGATATCCTTTAATTTAATGGTTCAATTACGATAGGGGCTGTGACCTCTCCTGTGACAACACGGACGCTGAAAGAAAGAGAGTATTTACGATTTACAAAAGTGGAGTTGAAAGTTACTATTTCTTTCACCCCCTCTTCTGCAAGAATCTGTTGTTGGAAAATAAGATCAGCAGCAGCTTTAGAAGTTTGCTTCTGGCCCAGAAGTCTGGAAAAGTAGGGAACCCCGTAGACTGTATTAATAAACCACTCACCATAAAATGTGAGAAGTCTAATTTTCAAGCGCTGTCCAACCGTTTCGGTTAAGGGCTGGGTGGTTTCCTCTTTTCTCAGTGGGCCATTCCGCCAAATTATGTCCCAACTGGTGGAGTCTAATTTGAAGTCCAAAGTGTTGACTCCTTTTAAATAACTTGATATAATCTTCTCTCATATTTTATAAGGAAAAGAGATGAATTTTTACAAAGGTAATATTGAGGATTTAAGTCACGACAGCGTTTCACATAAAACGTTTGGTGAGAGCAGTCAAATAACGGTTTTAGGTCATTTTCAAGAAGGCTACAAGAAAACTTATATTGTCAGATGTTCAATTTGTATAGAAGATCCTGAACTTTATCAGAAGGGCTTGTTTATGTGCTCAAGAACATACGTAAATGGACTTAAACTACCCTGCGGTTGTTCTTCTGTACCGAAGTGGAATGTTGATCAACAATATATCCGTGTACTGAGGGCTTGTTCTGAAATGGGATGTACTATAGTTACAGATTTTGATAAACTAAATTACGAAAACCAGTACACTAAAATTACTGTCTGCTGTAAGTTGCATGGAGAAAGGACTGTACCTATTGCATCTATAACTAGTAAAAGACGTTGCCGTAAATGTGTTCAGGAAGAATCTTCTCTGTCTCTTAGAAAACCTGACAACATTATGATCCAAGGCTTTCTAGAATCAGGTGCTTTCCACCCAGAAACAATCTTTTATCGTAGCGAAAGGAAAACTTCACAAGGCTGTAAAAATTATTGGTGGGTTGATTGTCCGGTGTGTGGGTATTCCGGTGAAGCTATTAGTGGGGATCTAAAGAAAGGTAATCAGCCATGTCAATGTATAAAGAATCAAAGACAATCTTATATTAATCTTGTATCCGATGGTGATCTTCCAGTTGCAATTAAGTTTGGTATTGCAAAGGATTTTAAATCAAGAATTCCACGGCAAAATAAGCGCTCAGTCTATACCGTTACTAACTTAAAGGCTTGGGAATTTCCCACTAAAGAGTCTTGTATTTTAGCAGAACTTGAATGTAAACAAAGACTTAACTGTGGAATTCTACAAAGAGAAGAAATGCCTGATGGATTTAGTGAAACCACATATGTTTATAACTTAGATAAAATTTCTGAAATCTTTGAAAAACACGGTGGTGTCACTATTCACTAGTTAGTACTCGGGCCAGATGTCCCAGAGCCTGTGGTCACGCCGGTATGTTTATGTAGATTAATATTAATACTATTAAGTACATAAGTACCGGTCTGAGTATAATTTCCGACTTGAGTAATATTACCTTGAAAGGTCAAATCACCTATCCAAAGTGCCGAAGCTGCATCAACAGTCAAACTTGGAGTATTCAGATTCAAACTAGTGGCAGCATTAATAGTAATGTCGGAACCTTCAATAATAATCGGCATGTTACTTGTTGTAATCCCAATACTACCATCAACTTTAATTCTAACTTCAGCCTCGACGCCACCTAAGTTACCAAAGATTACGGTATCTTTCGGATCATGAGTAAGAACATGCTTTGCTGGGTTATTCACAGCAACCCCGGGGGGTTGAATACCCGGAAGAAAGATGGCATCCCCCTTATCCATCTTGGCAAAGTTCATAGGACTTGCCGGTCTGCCGTTACCAGCCTTCCAACCATCCATGTTTCTCATAGAGAACATTGCTGTGCCAGTATCACCAACTTCAATTGGAAAAGTGAAGCCAGCTTTCTTGGACACTTGAAACGATACAGGAACACCGGGAATAACCGCACGTTCTTTAACTGTACCATCTTGTTCTTTTTGGTTAATGGTAGGTTGTATATCCACCATTTGACCATTCAACCCATCTCTTACAGCAACCACAATACATGGGATGATGGTGTACTTATTGTTCATGAGACTATCAAAAGCTCCTGTCATAGTACTTTGAATAGCTGAGGTAACTTCTGCACTCATGATCCAGCCCCTTTCTGAACAACTTTCTCAAGACTTGATGCTTTGATGTCCGTATACCAAGTTGGCGAACGCCATCCGCCATAGTGTCTGAGAGAATCCACTTTCATCCAGCCTGTGATTAATGTATCTTCAAGATAAATAATATCACCAGCTTTAATATCTGGATTAAGAAGAATCCTCATCTGAATTCCGGGCTTCTTAGCCTTATCCTTTGCGGATCTACGTCTATCACCTGATACACGATAAGCTGTATCAACCAAACCTGTATATTGAGAAATCACATAAGCTTGTTGAAAGTTTTCTGTGGCAGCTCTATCATTATTATGGACATACAAAACGTCATCATCTATCTGAGTGTCAAGTTGATACTTTTCAGCCAACTCATCTAACATCTCTTTAGGCGTACCCATCAAAGGGTAGCCATAAATGATTTCGTTGTTTAAGTTGGTGCCGTTATAAACACCTCTAGATACGCCGGGAAGATTCTTACGAATAGCTTCTGCAACATCTTTAACTGTTTGTCCCGGTGCAACTAGCTCAGAGAGTATCTGATGATTTAATTCCGTATAGCCAGCACCAAGCTGAAGCTGAGTAACAAGGTCCGTACCAGACTTACGAGTACTTACATGGGTAACTTGTCCACCGAACAATCTTTTAGGACCACCAGTGTCCAGATAACCTGCACTGAAAACAGCAGCGGGGTAGTCGGTGTCTAGGAGTTTAATCTGTTCCCTTGAAAGATTATAAATCTCAATGGCCGCACTGTTGGTTTTCTTTTTGTTGTCCGTTGATTTAGATATATCAAAGGTTACTTGAAGATCTGTAATCTCTAGAGCTTCACCAGAGTTACTATCACCAACAATTAGGACATACTGGCGGTTTCTCTGGATTAAGTCCATTAATCTTCCTCTGGTGAATATAAATAAAACAAATTATAATACTGATCAACAGACTCGGGATAAACCTTATATGGTTCACTAATGATATCAGCCTTCTCTTCCATCCAAATGAATCCAGTTAGAGGGAAGATTGCATAATCAAGGAACAAGGGATAGTTAGGAACTAAAGCCTCCCCCAATATGATTGGGTTGGAATCAGCATCATAAAGATTTATGAAATACAGTTCAGCCCTCTCATTATAAATGAACTCAAATATATAAGAGTCACCTTGAAAGGCTATTGTATAAGTATAGTAAGGATCACTAAACAAAGGCATTGCTATATATTTATCAGCCATTTTCCCTTGCCTGCCTTAGTGGGTCTGTGTCTTTAGGTGCATTCGTTCCCGCGTTAGGTCCATCTACCTCTTGAGGAGTGCTGTCCTGTTTACCTTTTGATGCTTTAGGGGCTGCTTTCTTTTTAAGAGATTCCTGTACATCTTTTGGGATTGTGGTCTTCTTCAAGAAAGCAAAAGTCACTTGCTCAAAGGTGATATCACAATACAAACCATACCCTGTATTTGCATCTTCCTTAAAAGTAATCTTGGTCATTACAAGATTATTGATTACTTTACGAAGCAGAGTATTATCGTATTCAAACAAGCGGACAAGTTGAATGCTAGGATCGAATTGACCAGTCTTCTCGTTGAAGATAACGCCAGCGGTGAGGTCTACCAGAGCCTGACGAATCTGCTCCATAAGATCAGTACGTCTTGCGTCAACAATTACTTCAGGTGCACTATCGGACAGGAATTGACCAAGACTATCAGGAATAAACTTCTTAAGAACACTTTGATCAGTAGAATTTACACTGACAGCATTAGGAGCTTCATTACTATTATAGGGAGAGTTACCATCCAAATCTTGGATTAGGTAAGTTCCTGTAGAGATATCTACACCCGTAATCACAGCACCAATTGTAAAAACTGGGTTACTTTTGATGTAGTGATCAGTGATATTTCCACCTAAAGCGACGGGATGTTTGGTTACTTGTCCGCTGTAGTTTTGTGTATAGCTTGTTACAGCATCACAGTAGATCAGTCCCCCCTCTTGTACAGAGGAGTCACCCCAAGAAATTGCTAATGACACAGGTGCCTCCTTATTGTTTAACTGGGAACTGTACGTTCACTTGCTCAAAGGATTGAACAAACATATTTGCTACAGCTTCGCCAATAGCTTGAGCTTGTGCATTAGCATCCATGCCTTGTAGAGTAGACCCATCAACATTAACTTCAATATTGATTTCATTACTGTTGTTATTCACGATACCCATTGCTTTATCTTCAGCAGCAGCTTTAGCCATATCACCTTGGAGTGCATCGTAATCAGCAGCGTTATCGTATTGTGGTGACTTGGGGTCTTCGTACAGCGCCTTACCTCTAGCCTGTGCTCGGTCAATCGCTGCATCAGTACCATCATAAGTTTTGGTAGCTACTTGGTATGCCCAAGTAAGCGGTCTTTCCCAACCATTAACAAGGGGCTTTTCTGTAGAGCCTTTTGTATTATTCAACCACTCTTGAAACTCAGCAATCTTTGCCATTATCGCTGCAATTTCTTTTGCTGTGGCCTCAAGGGTAGGTAGAAAATCAAACTTAATTCCACCTATATCTGTGAACATTTGTTTGATAATTTGCCAATCTTGTACTAGTTGAGATGTTTTATCAATCCCTAGCCAATCAGCTACAACACTATCCTTACCTTCTAAAGCTCTCATAAACGATTGTGGAAAAAGGAGTAGATCATCGGCCCACTTAGTGGCCTCATTAAAGCCCTCAGCCAATCCCTTAACCAGAGTACCACTCTCACTCAATCCTGCGTTTAGTGTGCGAAAGATACGTGCAAAACCTTCTTCTACTCCTGAATTCGAAGCAACTACAGCTAGGTCATTTACGGAGTTTTGATAACGAGCTTGTTCAGCCTGAGACGCAGTAGAGGCCGCACCCAAAGCCCCGCCTGCATTAGCTCGTTGGGAAGCAGCAGCCCCCGCATATGTAAGGATGTCACTAGTAACTTTACCCTTCTTCATATCAGCAAGAAGTTGCTGGATGGCTTCGGCACCGGTTTTATTGCCACCAATTTGTTTTTGATAAGCCTCAGCGAATAGTGCTGTACCACCGGGCAATGCTTCTGCGATTTGGCCAGTTAATTCTTCAGACTGGAGTTTACCCTTACCCGCAACTTGAGACAATGCACGAAACAAACGATTCTGAGTTGTCTTGTCAAGTTTGTTTACACGGGCAAGTTCAGCAAATCCAGAGAATACTTTCTGGCTTTCTTTTAAACCAATACCCGATCCAGTAAGACCTGAGATTAGTTTATTGTAATCGCCCGAAGCGTCAAGGAAATTGAAGCCCACACGGTTCGCTTCAGACCTCAAATATTGGAAAGAATCTGAGCCTTGTTGTGCTGTTCCCCCGGCTTGCTGTACAACCGCTGACGTTTGCAACTGGGCAGAGACGACTTCTTGGTTACGCCTAT